AGCGCTCGGCCTCGCGCAGTGCCATGCGTAGCCGCTCCACAACGGGCCACGGATCGCGCAGTTCGGTGGAAAAGTCATCGAATGGTGCGGGGTGGAAGTCGCTCATTGGGGTGATGGGATGTTCTTGAGTCATTGTTGAACCTCGTAGTGTGTAGAAATTGGCAATTTGGCTAGATGGAAGTGACGAGACGATATCGCTTCAGGATTTCCTCCTGCTCTTTCTCTCGCCAGTATTGAAGCCTACGTTCAAGCTTTGCCGTAGCAAGTTGCATCACGCTTCGTTTGTCATAATCCCAATCCAACAATGGATCAGAAGCTTTGGCCAAAGAGTTGTTCGTAGGCATGAGAGATAGCGCGAAATTTCCTAAGATGATGATCCCTATCTTGCGCCAACAATTCCGCGAGATCTTTGATGAACTCATCGCCATTGTCATTATCAAAGTAATTAAAAATAGCGTCTGAAAGCACATCTTTGGGCGTGCTCACAGTTTGCCTCCTTTAATGGCATTGTTGTAGTTCATTAGATATTCTTCAAAATCAGCACCAAGAGGAGCCTCTTTTTGAAGCTCTTCATGATTCTGCTTGAGCATGTCCAAGCTCACAACAAAAGCACAACGAATGCGCTCCAGGGCCAGTTGTTGCACGACGTTAGGCTCTTCATCAATAGCCTTTTCAATGGTGCAAATGAATTCTTGCAGATCTCCCATGGAGAAGCTGCGCGTCACCATTGGCTGGCCAAAGTGCATGGCAAGCTCTCCATCCTTAAAAGCAGAAACAGGATGGTTGGGCAGTAGGTGATTGAAGGAGACGGTCACGATGGTGAAGCAGAGGGCTAGCGACGTTCGCCGTCGCATGTGCATAGTGTGCCAGCAAAAGGCCCCCTATCAAGGGGGCCGTTCATAAATCGTTACAAAGCTCGTGGCTTGCGCAAAGCCTGTGTGGCGATGCTTAGATTTTTGGTGATAGGCAAAGGCTTGTCTCGCCATTTAATGGCAATGGCATGGCAAGAGCCCACTGGCATTAGCTCAGCATGCCTGAATGCCCTATCCAGCAGGATTTGATAAGCCTGTCGCTTTGGCTTGCTCATCGGCCCTTCAGGCTCTTCAATGTTGGTACGAGCAAAGTCGGCAAGTTCCGTAATGTCATCTAGCTCATTGGTGGCAATGACAAAATGTCTACCACGTTGTTGAGCCTTTCGCCATGCAGGATGAATGGGCGGATTCTCCATGGCTAAAGCTTGTGCTTCTTCTCGCAATTGAGGAGGAATGCAAATGTGAACCATGCGAGGCAGAGAATGCTCTTCAACAAGGGAGAGCTGAAAGTCCATGATTAGATGAAACGGAATTGTCCGAAACGAAAAGAACGATTGCCGATGATTAGAAGGCTTTCACCAAAGCCGTCATACATTGTGCCAAGAAGAAAACTATTTCTCCATTGAAAACAGAAATCTCCCAGGCGAATATGCCCAGTGATGTCAGAGCAATGGAAAGAGAAAATCATAATTTGGGGTCTTCGGGAAGCGGAGGAATTTCTTCAATCATTGCAATCCTCACATCGGGACGCATGGCAAGCATAAAGTGTTCAGCTTGTTTTGCGGAAATCGCCCCAAGGGCGATTTTCTTGCCTTCGTAAGTGGTGATCAAGAATGTGCGGCACGTTGCAGCCATTACCAACTCTCCTCTTCAAGCTCTTCAAGAATGTGCTGACTGAGCGTTTCTTCAAGCATGGTGCGCCATCCGCCGTCGCCTCCAATGCTATTAATTTCTGAAAGGAGATGGAGAGCATCAGCAATGCGAGTGGAGTCCATTAGGCAGCTACAAGCCATACTGGGCTCTTCACCAATGAGTTCCTCAAACATGCCAATGTGCAGCTCAAACCATTTGCCCAGGCAGAACAGGGCCACTTGCCGGTAGGTTTCGTCGCCATGCTTCTGCAGCATGGCTTCTATGGTCTTGGCCAGTTTCGGCGGAATGCCTACAGTGCCATGGTCCTGCAAGTGAGGCGAGATTGAAGCGCCGATAGCTTGCCGCTTGCCATCTTTAGCGGCTACAGCTTGCCGTAGAAACTGGTCGACGGAATCAAAAGCGTCCAATGGAAAAGGGAGAAGATGGGCTCATAATGGTCCCATTAAGGACCATTGTCAATAGTCATCTTCATTAATTGTTTGTAAAGGCATGGCGTCAGGAAGTGGCTCGTTTTCTGGTTCTGCATCGAAGCTAATAGTCTCAGCAGACGCAGGAAGAGAATTGCTTCGGCGTTCTTCCGTTGCTTTGGCTTCCTTCTCCTTTTCAATGGTGGAAGACAAATCTTTCAGGAATTTCCTATAGGAGGTGTCTTGGTTTTCCACTTGCTTGATTTCGTTCAAGCCAAGCAACTTTGCTTGTTCCACCAGGGAATTCTTGGCCACGTTAAGGAACGATGCGTCGCCAGCACTTTCTTCAATCTTCACCATCTCCTTGCTACCATCGTCACCACCGTCCATAATGGTGACTACTTTCTTGCGCTTACTATTTTCAAAGCTACGAAGAGCTAAGTCTTTTAGCTCCATTTGTTCTTTCAAGAGACGCGCCCTGTGCGTATCTTGATTCTTCAAGATTTCTTGCGTATAGAGATCGCGGTTGAAATGGCGATCACCATTAACTGTTTCTTTGCTGAGTTTAAGAACATTCGCAATCTGACGATTGCTCATTTTTGCTGCAAGAAGCTCCTGCACCATCCATCGCCTAACGCCAAGCATCTCTTTGGTGTAGATGCCAGGACCGGCTGTACCGCCTTTTGATTTATGCTCACGAATGGCTTCGTATTGTGAAATTGGAACGCCAGCCTTTGCTAAAGCTTTTCGTGCATAAGCCTCTTCTTCTTCAGGCGTAGCAAATTCAATTTCAGGACGAGGCATTCTTTATTATTTTGCTTCTCGCATTGTAAGCGAAGCTTTTGGCTATGCGCCCCTCATGGTATCTCCCTTTCCATGGAGAGTACGAACAAATAATTCTGTGAAACGTTCCATGCGCGAGGCCACGACAGTGGCCGGAGCATCATCAATGGCTTGCTTCAACATACAAAGCTCTTCCCATTCAGCTTGTGACAATGGTGAGGGAGTGTAATTCATGACGAAGCAATGCAATGGCATGGAACGTGCCTAATAGAAGAGCGGCGCCTAATGCGCCGCTCCATAGTGCCACTCTGATTTCATGGCGACGAATGGCATCATCAATGAGACGCTGAAGATCATCGCCTGAATTAAGCATGGTTCAATGATACTGCCAGAAAGCTTTTTCTAACAGATCATCAAACTCATTTAGCTTTTTAGGGCAATACTTCCTAATAAATTCTTCCATTTCTTTGTGGAAGCTATCAACGATTTCTGCATAAGCAGCATCTAGCCCGCGAGAGTCCATTTCATGCTCAGCTTCACGCTCGTAAGCAAGAGCCATGCAATCCTTTGGGTTGGTGCAGAATTCACGCATTGGCTTGCTCCTGCACGGCGAAACCACCATCAATCAATTGCTGGATTTCATGCAAGCTTCCGCGCCAATGGCGCTCACCATTGTTATCACGGGCTCCGTAAAGCGTACGGGCCGCTGGTTGCGGCCCTTTAGCGGGTTTTGAAAAGCCGTGATGAATGATTGGCAGAATTTCTGCTCCATTGTGCTCCAGCAGAGGGAGCTTTTCTACTGGCTGAGGCGGTAGAAGCATTGCTTTGGTAGTTTCCTTTGCAATGTTAGTAACGTTCTTTTTGTTTGAAGGCTTGTTTGCCTTTCGTCTGGAACGTTCCGCCCTGTGGGGCTCCACTCTGGCTAGAGCGGCATTGCGGAGGTTTGAGGCCTCGTCTGGCCTGTTCCTTTTAGGGAATCTTGGCCTGATGATCGAGGCGCTTCGCCCTGGGGGGCTCCGCTTGCTCTGGATGGCCAGGCAGCGTAGGCTTGTAGCCCCCTGGAATGCTCGTCTGAGATCTCTGGGATACTCGCGGGACATTCCGGAACCAGTTTACTCACCCCCGCCAAATTTTCACAAGAGGGCCAGTGAGGAAATTGGCACAAAAAAGGGGGCTTGAGCCCCCGTTAGTCTTTTGTCTATACTGAAGAAAGCTGCTCGCTACGGTAGGCAGCGGGGAGGCTGTGCAATAGAGCCTCCCTCCTATTGCGAGACAGTCAGAACCACTCATCATCGTCTTCCCCTTCGGGAAGACTTTCATTGGGAACAATGGGAACAGGCTCTTCTTGGGGAGCTTCTTCCTGAGCGGGAACAGGCTCAAAATCAACATCTGGAGCTTCATAAGCCCAGCTTTGGTACATCCTGGTGCGTTCACCATTGGGACCAACAATGAAGCTGGTGTCAATCAAGCCTTGACGACGTGCCACTTCCAGCAAACGTCCCACGCTTACCGTGTCCCATGAGCCAGAAGCATTAGCAGCAGCCTTCCTATCGAAACGCTCGTGCTTGCGAGAGTTGATCATATTGACGAGATTATCCATGCTCTCATTGCCACCCACTGCAGGCCCTTTGTAATACCAGCCATAAGTGGCAGGATCACGCTGCATGAAATGCTTACCAGCTAAGCCACTTCGGCTCTTGGTCCATTCAAACATGAACTGCGTTGAATCAGGATTATTGTCAGTGCGATAGAGTTTCACCACTTCACTAACGTTGGCTTCAAAGCTGGAGCTATCACGAATACCACCACTTTTATTCAAGTGGTGAAGGATGACAATGGAGCAACCATATTGATTGGCAATGTCGCGCAGTTCGTAAATGCAATTACCAGCATCAGAACGGATGAGATCTACATCCATGCCAGCCAAGCATGAAGTGAGACTATCAATCATGATGAGCTGTGGCTGGTGGCGCTGCACGTAAGAAAGGAGCTGGGGGATGTTACTAAAGCGCCAGCGATCAATGAAATCAATCTGACCATTGCCTAGTGCATCATCGTCGTAGCCAATAATTTGAAGCTTTTCTGCAGCATCAACAACTGGCTCGTCGCATTGAATGATGAGCACTTTCCCTTTCTTGCAACGGCGATTGCTCCAATCTTTACCAGTGGCAACGTGCAAAGCCCAGTTGTAGACGATTGTGCTCTTGCCACTTCCGGGAGCTGCAGCTAGCAGCATCACGCTACTTTCAGGAAGAATGCCAGCAATAGTCCACTTCCTTGAGTCTTCAGACTGTGCAATTGCTTTTGCATCGAGGATTTCCATTTCCTCTTTGCCATGTACGCGACCGCGTGCTTCAGAAAGCAGCTTGTCGATTTCTTGTGAATTCAGCTTGACGCCATGAGCATCCATCCATTGGCGAGCTTCATAGGCAATGCGGGCATCGTTGTTGTAGAGACCAACCATGCGCTCAAACGTGCCAATGATCTCCTCGTAAGAAGGGAGCCCGTCTTTCCCTTCGTGCCTATCCTTTGAGACGATGGATGAAAGAATGGCATCTTGATCTGCACCATCATCAAGCCAGTCGGCTAAGTCATAGCCTCCTTTCTGAGGCAGATTGTCCCATTCAAAGCTGCTTGGATCCGCGTAGCACCATTGCGCATTGGGATTGTCTGCAGCCACCTCCTTCATGAGAGCCACGCCAGGCTCATCACGATCAGGACATAGAACTACTTTCTGCCCGCGAAACAGTTGCGAATAGTCACCGTTCGCACGATATTGTCCGCTGCCACCAAGAAACGTGCTAGAAGGCAGGCCGATTTCCCAAAGCCTATCAGCAGTCAGTTCGCCTTCAACAATGAAGATGGGCAGGCCTGAAGCTGCTGATGCTTCAATGGCATCGTAATAGCGATAGGGAAGAACGTTCTTGCGAAGTTGTTTGACAATTTCAGAACGCTTGCCACTTACATTATTGGCAGTGGGATAGTCTTGCGAAATGCTTTTCTTGCCAGAAGTGTCATCTCGCGTGACGACTATCACGTCTTCGCGATTGCGATTTTGATAGGGGAACGAATAGCGTTTTGCTTCGCGCATGGGACGTTCCCAGCGCTCTAGAGGAGCAAGAATGTTACGAATTTCTGCACGATGCTTCGGACTGTCGTCATTGAAGCAGTTGTATGCTCCGTTCCCTTCGTTCACGGACAGGTCGTTGCCACCGCACGCAGGGCAGATGTATTTGCCTGCATGGTCGCTCGGCTCCAGTTTGGCGAGGTGTTCAAGAATGGAAAAAGCCATGGGCGATGGTGAGATGGGGGTGTTCTAGCACCAGAATCCTGCTGCTGCAAGGCTTTCGCAATTCTTCATGCCAGCTTTAGCTTCAAGCCTTGACGCTCTGGCTATGACGGCTATATTGGCCATGTCCCTCGCACGGCAAAACCATGGAACTCTTGCTGGCCGCCATCATCGGTTTCAGCATTGGTTACCTTCTCGGCCCTCTGTTCTATGACCATTGATCACGGCGAGCTAAAGAAGAGCCGCCACTTCACCCTCACTGATACTGCCTACGCCCATCTGAAGAACATCGCTCATGATGCAAGGCAAAGCCTGAGTGAAACAGTGGAGCGTCTCATTCGCTCCACTCCCATCTGGGAAGGTAGCGCCACTCTTTCTGATGGTGCTTTTTCCATGATCGAGGATTATTCCATTTCTGACATCACCATCGAAAACTATGAAGGTTTCTCAGCTTAAACTTGCCTGCGAAGAGTTTCTTCTTGAGCATCCCGATTCTGAAGTGAAGATTCTATGGGAAGAAGGCGTCATTTCTGAAAACTACGATCCTGAATACCTTGAAGAGCCCACTGATGTGAGGGTGATTAATGACTGGCCTCTCCCTGGTGACAGTCTTATCACCAAGAACGAAAACCCAGACAAGATGTTTGTCATCATGTATGGCGAATATCAACCTCGTGGTTTTGGTTACAAAGCAGTGGCTTCAATTGAATGAACCACACTATCTTCACTTATTCTCCGTCCGACTTTTCCAGCATGGAAGACTCCGCAAAAGCAGCAATGCTCGACCGTTACAACGGCATCTTCACCCCGCTGGAAATCAGCGCCGAAGCTTTTAAAGCTGCGTATGACACTCCAGACATTGGCCCTCACATTGAAAAGGACTACAAAGGCTTGTCCTATTTGTCCTGGCCATTTGCATTCCGCTATTTGAAGGAGCATTTCCCGACGCTCTTTGTGGCCTTTGAAGAGAAAACTCTTGGCTGGCCCGTCTTCGGTGAGCCTGGTGCTTTTATCCTTCGCCCCTACCTCACGGACGGCATTCGTCGCACCCCTGCTCTTGTCTTTCCCGTGATGGACAGGAAGCACAACTCTATTCAACAGCTTGATGGCCGTGCCATTAGTGACAACATCCAACGTGCGAGCGTCAAGGCCATCGCTACGTTCACGGGCCTTGGTCTTCGTCTCTATGCCGGAGAGGACATCCCGAAGGAAGAAGCGCCGAAACCGGCGCTGCAGCAAGATGCCCCAAAGCCTGCTCGTGCGGCCAAGAAGGCTGCGACGGCCACTACTGGTGGCACTTCTGATGTTGGAGAAGAAGGGCCTACTGCCGCCGCCGATACAGGGACCAGTGAGCCTTTCGACGCAAAAGCAGCTCTTACAGCAGTGTGTAAAGCCAATCCGTTGAACTATGGCGACGAGAAAGCTTCTATGGCTGCAGGTAAAGCTGCTCTTGAAAGCATTGGACTTGCTCGCGCCACGGAAGTCAAAAGCTGGCAAGCCTTCGGAAACGTCGTCGCAGCAATGATGACGCTATGGGCAAAGCAAGAGCAAATTGCCATTAGCAAAGCTGAAATGACTGAAGAAATCAATGCCGTGCGTGGCCTTGAAGATACTGCTGCCATTATTGATGGCATGAAAGCTTTCGTCGCAAAAAAGCAGTAGATCTAGCAGCGGCCCGCTTAGCGCGGGCCTTTGCTGGAGCAGTTTGCATTGATGATGATGCCCTACCAATTACTGAGCTTCCTCCCGCCCTATTTGGCGAATGATCCTCTTGGCCTGTTCCTTCTCGTTACCTTTACATGCCTGATCCTTGCTCTGTCAATCTTGGCGATTCTTTCGCTGATTCTCCCATGAGTCGTTTCACTTTTCTTTACGAAGAAGGAGAAACCAAAGTCTCCTATTCTTTCCATAACATTTACATGCCTGAAATCATTGAACATTTCAAGCAGTTTATTTTGGCTTGTGGCTTCTTTGAGAGCTGCATAATGGCCTCCATGGAAACAATGGTTGAAGAGCATGAAATGATGGAAGAAAAGCGTGCAAAATCATCGCTCTCTAATTGATGCTTGTCATGAAGCGTTCTGGAGCTTTCCTGAAGACACGCTTAGCAGTGATCGTCGCATTGCTGCTGTTCTTGAGGCCGTTGCTAATCATCCTTTGGCTGATAAGCGATTCCTTTATCAAACTGCTCGCACTATTCTCATGCCTGACATTGCGATGTGCACGGGGGGTGAATGCCCTGTTAAAGAAAATTGCTGGCGTTACATGGCGCCTGCGGATCGCTGGCAGAGCTATTTCGCTGCGCCTCCATGCGATGAAGAGGGCTGCGACTACTTCTGGGACATGAATGAAAAATGACAAGTGGCTTGTTACGATCTATGCCTTGCAGCCCTTCAAATGCCAGCGTTTCCCCGCTACGAACCCAACAGGCTCCAACTGAACAAGAAGCGCTATTACGTTTGCGACGATTTTCCCAATGTTCCCGCAGGGTGTGTTTTGCCCTCTGTGACGACTATTGCGAGCGCGTGTTCATCGCCTGGCAAGATTGCAGCGCTCATGAATTGGCGCAGGAAAGTGGGCGATGAAGAAGCTAATCGTCGCACTCGTAATGCTGTGGATCGAGGCAATTGGCTTCACGGTGTTCTAGAAGACCTCTGGAATGGTGAAGACATTCAAACCCACCTCGATTCGCACGAGAATTACGTCCCCTACTTTGAAAGCATTGTTGGCTTTCTTGAGCGAGTGGATAGTCCGCTGCTCGTTGAAAGCGCCATTGCCTGGTACGATCCTGCGCAAGAAATTGGCTATTCAGGCACGTTCGATATGCTCGCCAAGATGAACAGCGGGGCGTATGCCTTGCTTGATTGGAAGACGAGCTACAAGGAAAAGCCTGACACTCAACTGGCCGATTACCGCATGCAGCTTGGTGCCTACGTGCAAGCCATTGAACAGATGTATGACATCGAAGTCAATGAAGCACATTGCGCCATTGCTATTTACGATCCCGACACTGGTAACGGCCAGGAAGCGCAAATCGTAAGTCTTTCGGCAGCAGAGCTTGCTATGCAGGCAGGCATCATGGTGCAGAAGGTGCAGCAGTTCTTCTTTGATCACTACCCAGGCGGGCGCCCCTTAACAATTTCTATGGACCGTGGAGCTTGACTCCCCTGTTTATGGCGCTATGCTTCTGATGCCCCTTCCAGGGCCTACTACACTCCGCAGAGGAACACTCAATGCCCGCTGGCAATCTTCCTTCTTTTTCTGGATCGCTTGATCTTACTCCCGACATTCTCAATGCCATGAAAAAGGCCGGGACTAATGCAAATGGCAACTACAAGCTGCGTTTTGCATTGTGGAACAACGACAAGCGCGATAAAGATACTGCCCCTCATTTCAAGGGTCTGGTGACAGTGCCTGAAATGACAGAGAGCCCCAAGGCTTATGCTTCGATGTGGGACAACGGCAGTGGCTCCAAGCAAAGCTTTTCTGGCGGCTCTGACGATCCGTTTTGATCGCTTCTTGAAGCTTTTCTTTTCTTGACAACGGGGCTCTTAAGAGCCCCTTTTCTTTTTCCAGAACCATGCTTCTTAATGACAAGGAAATCAGCGTTCTTGCTGAAAATGATATTATTTTTCCTTTCGTCGCAGAGAAAACCAGAGAGCTGCCCAATGGCACAAAAGCCCTCTCATACGGTTTAAGTCATGCAGGGTATGACCTCCGTTTATCCCCTAAGGGGTTCATGGTCATCAATGATTCCCACATCACGGATGAAGTGCTAGACGTAAAGGCTTTTAATAAGGAGCTGGTGTACGAGGCTGAACCAATTGAAGAGAATGGCTCCACGTTCTTTGTCCTTCCGCCGTTCTCCTGCGCTCTTGGCGTGAGTGTGGAACTCCTGACAATGCCGTCTAACATTATGGGACTGACGGACGGCAAATCAACGTATGCTCGACAAGGTACGATCATTAACGTTACGCCAATTGAGCCTGGCTGGTCTGGCCATCTCACTATTTGTATTGTTAATCCCCTGGCTTTTCCCGTTCGCATCTATGCCAACGAAGGCATCGTGCAAGTCATGTTCGTCCGTCTCAATGAAGACTCACGAAGTGACTATGGAAATGGCAAGTATCAAAACCAAGGCGCTAACGTAACGTTTGCTGCCGTATAGCTTGTGAGCGCTCTTGAAGATCAATTCCTCGGGCTATGGCAGGCTCATTTCCCAGATCTTCCATTGATTAGGGAATACAGCGACGTAGAAACGTGGGAAGCTGATTTTCAAGAGCGCTATGCCAAAAGCAAGCGTTCAAAGCGTTACAGGGCAGACTTCGCTCATCTGCCCTCACGTTCTCTCATTGAAATACAAGGCGGCACGTTCAATCGTGGCCGTCACGTAACTGGCTCAGGCTACGAGCGTGATGCTCGCAAATTCAATTTGGCAACGATGGGTGGCTGGAAGATCTTCCTTCTTACCACCCAAACGGCCAAGGAAACTTTTTGGCTTGAGCGGATTGCTGCTTTTCTGCGAAGCGCTTAACTGCATCAGCAGCTTCACCAAGCAGCTCATCAGCAGCTTGTAAATCACGCTCTTGGAGCTGCATAGCTTGCCGCAGCTCAAGATTCTCCTTGACCAATGCAGTGACGGCTTCTTGCATATTGCTCCAGCCTTCCATCATCGTGCAAGCCACTTCACGCAGCTTGTCAATGTCATTGCATTCACTCAGTGCCTTCTTATTCGCAACGAGAGCGAAGTCCCGCTCCATGCTCCGTTCAAAAGGCCCCATAACGCCAATACAATCTTGACCATTGTATTTTAGGCCAACGGGAATAGAGAAAGTGCTCATTGTCCTTGCATTGTTTCGTTTAGCCTAGCCATGCAGCGATTTGGCAAGCAGTTTGTTTATCTGGTGGACGATGGGAAGGATGCCGTAAAATGCGGGACGGGCTACCGTCCTTACAAACTCCCTCGCACTCCTCGCAACCATGAATGGCTTCCAGGACAGCATGTGGTGTACGTACAACGTACGGCAGCAGGGTGGATGCCCTCTTCCGTTGTTGGCACCATTGAAGGCTTTGATGAAAGCGGAAGATCTCGTAAGGCACGAGTACGGTGGCATTCGGCTACGAACATTGCTCCTACAATCAGTCTGCAACGGCTCAGGCCTCTCGCTTTAATCCATGGCTATTGCTGAAAAAATCGATCCGCTGATGGATGGCATCAGCATGGTGCGTCTCATTGATTGGATGGGAAGCTCTCTTGATATTGTTTGCGACGCTCGGCAGAGCTTTGATCAGACCAGCAGCGAATGGTCCGAAAAGGACCAGAAGCTTCTTAATTATCTCGTCAAGCACCAACACACCAGTCCATTTCGTGGCGTTGTCACCAAATGGCAAGTGAAGGCTCCGCTGTTCGTTTGTCGGCAATGGTGGAAGCATGTTATTGGTGGTACGTTTGCCAATGACACGCTTGGTTGGAACGAGAAAAGCTTTCGCTACTGCGAAGCTGATGAAGAGGCCTATTACATGCCTCGTGAATTCCGCCAGCAAAGCCCCAGCAACAAACAGGCCTCTAGCGGCCCTCTGGAGCCAAGCATGAACCAAGTGGCCATGATTGAATATGCCAAGGCCCTTGAGCAGTCCAAGCAGGCTTACAAGGCGTTGCTGACGCTAGGAGTGAGCAAGGAGCAGGCACGAGGCATCATGCCAATGTCCACCTATACGTCCTTCACCTGGACTTGCAGCCTTCAGGCTCTCTTGCATTTCATCTCTCTGCGGGACAAGGCTGATAGCCAAGGAGAAATCCAGGCTTATGCTCAGGCCTTGTCTTCCCTTGCCCGTCCATTGTTCAAAGAAGCCTTTGAGGCTTTTGATCTTCACCAATCTTCTTTCTAATGACTGACGCCGTGAATCATCCCCGTCATTATGCCAAGAATGGCGGCATTGAATGTATTGAGGCTATTGAAGCTTCAATGGACCAAGACGAATTTCGTGGATTCCTGAAAGGGAATGTAATGAAATACGTTTGGCGCTATGAAGAAAAAAATGGCCTGGAAGATTTGAAGAAAGCCAGTTGGTATCTTGATCTTCTCATTTTTAATATGGAAAACGAGCCACAGCAAGAAGCAGTTGAGGCTCTTGAGAATGCTTCCCAACAATGCGAAGGAGGATTCTGTCCAATGCCTGGCTCGGTTCAGCCGGTTCCTGGCATTCGCTACGATCTTCCCGGAAAGCAAATCACTTTTGCTCCCATTGAAAACTAAGCAGCATTGCAACAAAGCCCCCATAAGGGGGCTTTTTCATGCTCAATTGTTTGGTGCATCGGCAGCACAATCCCTTTCTTCTCGCACCATGCTTCAAGCTCCTTCTGGTCAGTGTGGGCGCTAACAAAGCTATTGCAATACACCCATGCCATCACAATCTCCTCTCGCTTCTCGGTCCAGAATGGTTGCACTCGCCACCATTCCAGCATTGGAAGGTTTCCTTTACGAAGATTACAGCTTTTGCATGCGGGAAGCATGTTCCAACGGCTGAAATGCGGGCCTCCTTTGCTCTTGGGAACAATGTGGTCAATCGTAAGCTTTTCTTTCCATTCCCCGCAATATGCACAGGCACACTGCCCAAATGGTCCCCTCAGAAAATAATCTTCAAAAATACTCTTACGAAATCTACGTTTTGCATCTCCAGGGCGAAGTTCAATGAGAGAATAAAGCAGCTCATCAGGACCATTCGCTCTTGGCATGGCACTATTAAATTGTCTTGACCATAGTTTAACGCTAAATAATGCCTCGTGAATTTTGTATAGAATAGGCGTATTGATTGATGGCTATGGACAGTTTCAAGGACGGCCTTGCAAATTTTGTAGCCACCATCACGGCTGGCATGTTGCTGTCAACAGGCGCCATGCTTATTGCAGTGGGCACTCAGCAAGCAAGAGTGGCAGTGCAAATTGAAAGCATCACCGAGAAGCTAAGCGTGCTCACAGATAAGATGAGCGACATTGAAACTAGAGTGCGCAGTTTAGAAATTAAGCGCTAGCGTATTTATATCTTCCTTGCATTGTTCATCATGAGCGGCGCAGAATGGTTTGTTATTGGTGGCATCATTATTGCCGCCGCCGACCAAATTCTTGATCGTTCCCCTTGGAAAAGCAATAACGTTCTTCAGCTTCTTCTTGAAGGCTTGAAGACTATTTTTCGCGTGAAGGGCTGAGGCCATGTGGCCGTCAAATCGAGCATTCTGGGATGAATGCTTCCAAATTGCTCGTAAATATGGCGCTCGATATCCAGAGCTGGTAGCTGCACAATGCTGCCTAGAAAGTGGCTTTGGGAATCATACTTCTGGAAAGCATAATTATCTAGGCCTAAAAGGAAGTGGCACCACCACTTCTACGCAAGAATGGTATGACGGTCAATGGGTGACCATTAAAGCTGGTTTTATTGATTTCCCTAGTCTTGCTGCTTGCATTGAATATTTAATCACGCGATGGTATAAAGACTATCGTCACTTTAAGGGCATCAATAATGCCCCTAATCGCTATGCAGCGGCGCGTATGCTCAAGGAGCAATCGTATGCCACGGATCCCGATTACCCCGCAAAACTGTCTAAGCTCATGAAGGAATATGCTCCTGAGAGCACTGCTTTTACTATGATTGGCCCCAAGAAACGTCCGCAAGATTTTGGCTTTAAGAAAGGCGATTCACATTTAATTGTGAACGATGCAGTGGAAACCATGAAGGCTTTCTCATTTGAAGGGAAGCTCTTATGGGAAATCCCTTGTCTTGCTCGTGGACAATATAGTGATTTTGAATGGAAGATTACAAATTCAGACACTCCTCCAGGGATCTATAAAATTGGTGCCATTTACAAAGACTATGAGAAAGTGGGCGACAAGCCTGCTTATGATCGCACCCTCATGGCTTACGGCTGGTACAGCTTTGACATGGTCGAACTAGAAAATCAAGAAGCCGGCAATGGTAGGGCTGGAATTATGGTGCATGGTGGCGGAAGCGCAAATGGTTGGCCGGGAGCATGGGCTCCCAAGCAGCCATTAGTCCCCACTCATGGTTGCGTGCGTTGTCACAACATTGACTTGCGCGACAAAATCCTTCCGCTCACCAAAACCGGCACTGTCTTTATTAGCGTCTATCAAGAAGGTTAATTACTTAAGCCCAGAAGCACCCTGAGGCGCTTCCATTTAGCAAGCTCCTTCTCGTGGTAGTCCTCCCAAGAAGCGATGGTTTCGCTCAGTGCCTTACAGGCCATTGCTGGATCATCGTCTGTCAGTAGCTCAGCAAGAATGTCCGAAAGATGCTCCGTCTGTTGCTTGTACCACTCGCCTTCTGCAACGAAAGGAAAAGCCATGGAAAGGGGTAGCATGGTGCTGCCCCAGCATAGCTTCTATAGCGTTTCAATCCAGCCCAACATGCCAGTTGCTTTAGCGTTGCCAGAGCTTGTCACTGTAAGGAACAGTTCATCGCTAACTCCGCTTCCATTGACGCCCAAGGAAAGGCTAAGCCCATCTTGCACATCGATTTCCACTGAACCAGCGCTGTAGTAAAGACCAGCATTAACAGTGGTTCCGCCGGAAACAATGCTGCCAGCAGAGGTGGTTTCCACATTTCCCCTGCCATTGGCACTAGCGGTCCAAGTAACGCCAGAAGTGGTTGGATTACGACGAAGCTTCCATTCAATCGTGGTATTATCCTCCGTCACTAAATCAACTTTCACTGGAATGATCACATTATCAGTGCGGCCACTTGCCATGCGAATGCCGGCAACGATACGCTCACCAGTGATATTAGGAATTGAACCAAGAGCAGGAGAAATTGCATAAACTTCGCCATAGGGTTGATACCCGCCTTCGCTTGCAACAGTGGAGCAAATTTGCTTCATTGTTGCGCCACTAGCGCTTGTTGCATATTTTGCAATGCGATAGGTTTGTGGCAATACTGCCGCTGTCATATAGACGCTACTAATATTATTTGCATGGAGGAATTCATGGCAATAATAATATTCGCCATCAAGAATAAAACCACAACGTGCCCGTCCTGCCCCTAACCATTCAAGATCAGTGGTAAAGATGTTGGCCTTTGAAAAATCAAGCCACGAAGCAGTGTCAATATTCCATTGATCCTGATTAATAACGTTTTCAGTGACAACGCCAGAATACTTTCCTCTTACCACTAGCTGAAGAGTGGTGCCACTGGCACGAAGAATGATTCCATTGTTGTCATCAAATAGTCCCACTTCCTGAATAACACCACTCGCCGGCATTGACCCAGCAAAGCTTTGAATGGAAAGCAAAGACTTTCCTGGCTGATAAGGAAACCTTCGCCGAGTGCGCCTCATTACGCTGTCACCAGAGGCGGTGGTGACAGTCATATTGATAGAGCTTTGATTCGCATCATGAACAGACGATGCAGAACCAGTGATGGTTTCATTCCACACATCACTACGTTTGTCGTAACGAAGTACGGAATCAAATAGCGTATATGGCTGGCTTACGCGCTTACGTGCAAAGGCATCCACTTCTCCGCTGTCAATACCACGACGAATAATTTGACCACGATAATCGGCGGCAATTGCAGTTTCAAACTGGTCACCGCCTCTAACTACTTGTCCCATGAAAATAGCCCTTTATTTAAGTCTATTATGGAGCAGTATATCCTTGAGCATTGACATACACTTGAGCGCCGGAGGCTACACAAGCAAAGTTTAAAGCAGCATTAGCGGACGTTTTCAATGGATTATTAAAAACAATTTGATCTGTTGATGTCATGGTTCCACTGAGGTGTCCGCGCCAAATTACAGTACTACCATCCTTTACTACGGCTTCTGTCACCGTAGCATTCGCGTTTTTAACCGCCAAAGAAGTGAGATAGCGTCTTAAACCAGCACCGGCAGCGCCAGCTAATGCCACGTCTGCTGTGTTTGAAATGCCACTACTAGTTGCAGCGTAGGACCATTCAAGCTCAGGAATTTGATATGGACGAGTGATTAATGCACCTTGTAAAGTGGTGATTAGATCAGCCGTATCGCCAGTGGCAACGTTTGCGTAGTTGGCAGTGAGAGCACGTCCTGCAATCCTTACAGGGTTACCAGCAACCGCAGCATCGTGCGCTGCAGAGCCTGCAGTATTAAGCGCATTAACGCTTGCTTGGTGAGTTAACTGTACTGGAACAGAAGCTGCTTGCGTTGAATTAGCTTGAATCTCCACTCTTTCACGGAGATAATCAAAAATACGAACAAAGCCAATTCGTGCGTCTGTACGTTTAATGATCGTACCGCCAGCATTTGTAGTGGTAAAAGTGGCAGGAAGAACAGTTCCTCCAATGGGAAGTAAAGTTATTGTCGTAGTAGCAACGTTTGCAACTTTATAGACGCCATCCACATTTAAAGATGCACCAGTCGAATCGTTTCTACAGCTATAAACATTCACATAGTCCCCAACTGAAGCGGCCCAGTTGCCGCTACCAACGAGAGTTAATGCAGTGCCATCGTTGGCTGCAGACTGAATGGCAACAGTTGTAAAGGCGGCAGGAATGCTTCCGCCTTGCACTCGCGCCACCATGCCACCATAACTGGTAGCAGTGGCAGAAGCACCAAAAGCAATGGTGAAAGAAGTGGACGTGGGGGTGGAGGCAACTGCAGTGGCAGTAGTCAAGTTGGCGAAGTTAGTTTGATCACGAATGCCATAGATGACAATTTGATCACCAGTTGTTAAACCATGCGCTGTTGACGTTGTAATTGTGGCAGTGGTAGAGCCGGCTTTGACTGCAGAAACAATTTGTGCAGTTGGAACAGTAAGCCCTTTATTATTGGTAAATCGAAAACGCAGCTTATATTGTTTTGTAAAATCAGGAACCACCTGCGTTCTAAATATCCTGGCATTCAACGCACCAATACTGTCAACTGCAGCATCTTGATACTGAGCCCTGTCTGCCTGCAAAATATATCTAAATTCAGTGGCTGGAAACCATGAGTAAGTGAAAGCAGCATTAATACCTTGTGTTCCAACAGTCGTGTTGACGGTTGTTGAATGGTTACCATTCGCAGCACCGCCAGGAAGAACATCGCCACTATTGGCGCGCACGTATAAAGATGAGTTAGTGGCAGTAGCGTTCTCAAAAATTTGCGACATCCCATCCCTTGCATATCCCAATGCAGAGCGCTGGTAAACAAAACCGGAAGTAAATGGACCTGCCGTTACAGAAGGAATGGTACCACCAGGTCCAGCAGTGCAAGTGAACTGCGTGGTAGAAGGAATGGTCGCAACAACTAAAGACGGATAGTTAAATCGACTATCACTCACTCCATAAATACCAATACGCTTGCCAGGAACAAGACCATGGGCGCCTGACGTATTAACTGTCAAAGTGGTAGTTGATTGCGAAATACTTGCAATGGTTAATTCAGAAGGAGGGGTGAGACCTGCGTCTGTGCTAATAATTTCTACTGACAGCTCTTGTCCCAATACTCGCTGGGACATACTTAAGCCAACTGCAGCCTCTAAAGGCATGTCATAGTTAGTGATTCCCTGTAAAACTGTTTCTCCGTCTGCGACTAGAGGATCTTTAGAAATAACTAGATAGGACGCAGACATTGCATTTCCATCTAGCTGAACAAGGTCCCCCGAAGCTGTAGTTAAAGTCCAATTAGTTCCAGGAGAAAAGCTTTCAAACGATTCCCTGAATTTAGTAGTAATATTCGCAGGGTAAACATTTACGCCGCTAGCGATGGCAGTTCTAATGCCAGACGCAGTGGCTTCAGACGCAGCTCCAGACGGTAATGGTAAACTTGCAATGCTTGCAGGTACTGGATTGCCGCTATCATTGCTAATCTCTACGCTTGCATTAGCAATCTCCACTTGAATATCTGCGCCATCATCAACAAAAAGCTGCACTTTATCTGCAGCGTTCATGCCGCTAGTGTCAGCATTAAGGAATAGCGTCGTATTTCCCGAAACGCTGCTAACACTACCGCCTCGTGCCGGCGAATTGAATTGATAAATAACTACATTATCAGTGACATTTGTAGCAAGCAAAAATTGCTCTAGCGGAAAAATACCGCTAATCGTAATACTGCCAGAGCCAGCAACGCCAGGCGAGAATGTATAGCCAGAAACGAGATATTTAGCCATTCATCCTAAAGCAATGGAATAAGCAATAGCGTTATCGTTGTCTCCTTGTGGTCCTTGCGCTCCAACTGAAGACGCAACCACCATAGAAGAAGCAACGGAATCACTATTAATGATAGCTGCATTAGTGCTTGAAGCACTGACGATAACAGCATTGCCATCATCGCTAGAAAAGATGGCGCTAGACCCTGTATTATTTTCGCCAATTAATGCAACACTGCCATTAGCAGTCGAAATGAGAGATACTTCCGGCATGAAATTAAGCGCGTGAATAAGTGGCTTGAACAGTCATCTTGCCAGTAAGCCAATAATATCGCTCGCCTCCAGATGAAGTGAGACTCACGTCATAACCAAACTGTCCAGTTTCAAAGCCAGAAGTGGTGGCAGGAGAAAGTTCAAGCTGAAACAAACCATTTGCTGCATCAATTAACGATGGAGAGAAAGTGCCCACATATTGATTTTCAAGAAGCCCGCGAATATCAGAATCAACAGTATATCCACTTAAATTAATGGGAGTGCTCACGTAATGCGTACCACTAGCGGTACCATGAAGAGCTAGGCTTGTTCCCCCAGAAGAAGCTGACACTTTGAAAGAATCGTTAGTTAAACCACTTGCAATGACATAGTAGACAGTATTGTCAGTCATCCCGCAAGGTAATGCGCCTCCAGCAAATACCACTTTCTGACCACTGTTAAAGCCATGGCAGCTAGTAGTAAATGTGCTTCCAGAAATATCAATTGTTGTTTGCTTCTGGTTTTCAGTGGCTCTAAACTGATTTTTCCAAGTGGCATTTTGCAATACCACTATGTCATAAGTGGCTGGATAAATCATTGCTCACTGGCTAATTAGCTTCATTATAGCTTTGTTCTTGCCATTAAAAAAGGAGCTAACGCTCCTTGAAATAATCATCCCTTGCCTTGGCCGCGAGAAAGTTTGCGGCCGTGAGATGCTTTGCTATGTTTTCCTTGGCCTTGCTTTGTAAGCTTTGGCTTGCCAGCTTGATGTAGCTTTTGACCGCTAATACCAATCTTTGATTTTGCTGCCATTTATCAAGCCCAAGGAAGACCAGTGCCAGTGGTGGGAGTACGTTGCTGTTCAATTTGAACGGCAAGAGCAGCTTCAATTTCTGCTACTTTCTCATCGCCAAACTTTTCTTTCACCCAGCCGATGACAATTTCGGGAGTGAGCTGAGCGTAAGGAATGGCATTGTCCTCGTCAGGAGCTTCAAGACCAAGACTGCCATAGGCCGAACTTGCATAGGTGCCATCATCGGCAGAAATTGTATAGTGAACAGTGCCCACGTAACCATTTGAAAGCGTGCGGTCCATATTGGCCACCGCCCATGTGTAAGTAATTGCCATGATCAGAAAGAATGGTCTTCGTTAGTTTAGCAATGGAAAAGAAGGCGGTTTCTTCGGGAAACCGCCAGAGCTAGTAGCGATGTGGACTACGCGCTTTCAAGAGCTGCAACTTTGGCCTTAAGTACGTCGATCTCAGCCAACGCCTCCTGCAGAGCCTTGGTCAGCGGTGCAATGAACTGGTCGTAACGCAGAGCCTGCTGGCTGTCGGGATCGTTTTTATCGGTTAACACCCATCCGCCAAAGTCAATACCGAACTCGTCGGCGACTGTCTTGACCTCTTGAGATGCAAATCCCCAGTGCGTACGATTACCGGGAACGGGATGCTGCCTTGGATTTCCGTTTTCGTCTGGAATGGGAGCACCGTCTTCATCGCGCTCTATTTCATATCCACCAATCTTCCATTTGTAGGTAATAGGCCGGAGGCGCTTGATAAAATCAATACCATTTTCAATAGGCCGAATTTCCGTTTTGTCACGAATATCTGATGTTTGGATGGCTCCGTTGACAGCCCAAATAGCTGTCCAGCGAGCTGCTGATCCCCCACAAGAATAAGTATTATCTGTTGCAGGTAGTAAGTTTGACCAAAATGATGAGCCAGTATTATGTAAAATAGCGAGATTAACTGGTGATGCCCAATTACTGTTTTGTGCGCTTCTAATATAAGGACCAATTGCGCCCCCAGTAACGTAAGCTCCGAAGTGATATGAATAGCGACCAACTTCCTGGCCAGCAAATATTTCTAGGCCAGGACCGCTGCCTCCGGCATCGTAAGAACCAGTATTGTTCTGAATAGTAACTCGTCCAGTACTCCCAATCCTCATCCGCTCCGTTGGAGTACTCGCCCCGTCGGAGGTCGTGCTCAGTATGATTCGGCCTGGCATGTCACTAGTGCCAGGGGTGCCGTCTACAACAACTCCTATGCTTGCAGCACGAATCCAGGCGCTGCCGTCGTATCCCGCTCCATGAATCTCAGTAAGAGTATCTCCGCTTGCCACGCTTGAGGGGCTTGCTTTGGTTCCGCGAGAACTACCAAGCCTTAATTGAGCCGCAAAGGCTACTGAACTACTGTTGCGGATAAAGATTCCGCTATCTGCGGTATTACCTTCAGTGCTGATTTGCAAAGGCGCCGTGCCATTTGCTGTATCCGCAGTAGACGTACCAACTAAGAGCCTGCCGGAGCTGTCGATGCGGGCGCGTTCTAAAGCATCAGTGAAAACTAAGAAAGCTTTATTTTGTCCATCAAGCTTAAGTCCAGTTCGGACATCACCAAGCGATCCTCCACCGTAGGAGTAAATAAAGCCATTTCCGCTTGTGCCTATATCGCCCGAATAATTTATGTCTCCAGATACGTCGAGTTTTGATGCGGGGCTCGTAGTGCCAATCCCTACACGACCTGAACTGTCAATAAACAGTCGCCCAGTGCCATTAGTGGTTAGAGCTAGCTGGTCTGCACCAGGAGAGTAAATACCAGTATTTGCGTCCCCGCTAATAAATAGTCCTGGCGTGGAATCTGAGCCCGCGACAACACCAAACGCACCAGTCATCGTGTCGCCAGTGACGTTTACAAACTCACCAGCCTCACTGCGCCATGCAGCACCGTCCCAAATCTTAAACACATAAGTGCCGCCACTGGTATCAAGCCATTGCTCGCCAAGGCTATTACCAGCAGTGCCGCCACTTGCAGGACTAACATTAGGAGCCGTTGCGCCAACATGCACAGGCCCCACTTTCACTAAATTACCATTGGTATCCTTAAAGAATGCTCCAGGACTACCACTTGCATAGTTAATGGCCAATTGTCCATCAACCATGGACGCAGGATTAGGGCGCTTGTTAAGCGTCGATGAACGCAGATGCTGAAGAACACCAGCCATAATTAAAAGCCTTCCAGAATTACAGGAGACAAATTAGTCTCTTGCAATTCTAAAAGGCTTTTGTTTTCTAATGATTAGAACGTGCCTTCATCAATGATGGCATCAATAGTACCAGCAGAGAAATTACCACTTGCATCGCGAGCGACAATTGCGCTAGCAGTGTTAGCGCTGGTAGCAGTGGTGGCGCTATTACTAACTTTTCCAGCGGTGGAAATAGTATTAAGTTTGGTATCAGCAATGCTGCCAGCAAGCATTGTATTGGTGACTGTGCCAGTATCACCAGTAGTGACAACAGTGCCAGTGACGTTGGGAAGCGTGATTGTCCTGTCCGCCGTGGCATCAGCAGCAGTAAGCTGAATTTCAAAAGCGTTATCAGTGGCGCCCTCAAAGAAAAGCGTGCCTGTCGTCCCGAATGTAACGGCACCAGTAATAGTCCCACCAGCTTTGGGCAATGCTGCATTAGCCAGGTCATAAGCGCTCTTTACTGCAGTGGCAGTGGCAGCAAGCGTAGAGCTAGTAGTGCTCGTGCTGTCAGTGAGCTGAACGGTGCCACGCACGCTTGTCGTAGCGTCAGGGATGGAAATAACTGGCGTTGTGGTGCCGCTAACAACAGTGAGCGGAGCATTAACGCTCACTGAAAGAACTGTGCCACTTGCAGGCGTCACCCACTGAACACCGCCACCAAACGCAGAATTAGCCGTCAATACTTGCCCATTTGTTCCCACTGCTTGCTTGACAAGAGTGGTTCCACTGCCAACAAGAAGATCACCCTTCGTGTAGGAATTAAAGCTTGTTCCGCCATAACCAGTGGCAAGAATGCCGCTCGCTACGTTATTAACATTCCTACATTCGTTGCTAACTTCTTCAATGGCAGCTTGTACGTTGCTTGCAGAAATGCTTGCAGCAGGAGTAAAGGACACCTGCGCAGCGCTCTGCGAAAGATAAGTGGAGCTAACATCCACTTCAGTCCAAGCAGCACCATTGCAAAGCAGAATGTCGGGCGGCTGCAAAGTAGTAGCAGGAGCAGGCGAAGTGCCAGTACCACCGCTTGCTACCACCACGTAATAACGATTAAACGTGGCAGAAGGAGTGGGAAGTGGTTGCCCAACGGTTAAACCAACAGCAGCACCATCGCTACTGGTGCTAGCAATAATATTTCCGCTTGCGTTATATGTGCCACCAAAGATGATTTCGCCAACGCTAATGCCAACAGGGTTCCAAACGTTACCATCCCATAAGTAAAGGTCTTTCTCCAATGGATTGAAGAAGAATTGTCCAATAAAATCAGCAACCGGCGGTGCTTCGCCAAACTGACTCACTGAATAGTTTGCAAGTTTAGAAGCAAGAATGGAATCATCCGCAATTAAGCCACTACCAAATGTGCCAGTAGTAATTTTGCTTGCAGGAAGAGACGGAATGTCATCCGCAACCAAGCTTGTCTGACCAGCACTAACGTGCCCCTGTGCATCCACTGTTACTTTGTAATAGATGCCAGACGCCACGCTATTCGCGTGGTTAAAGATGCCGCTGACAGTTACTAGGCCCGTACCAGCTTGAGCTACGCCTAATGCTGCCGTGGTAGCCCTAGGAAGATCATTGGCGGTGATGGCACGGAAAGTCGGAGCAGCATCAGCACTGCCGCTTGCAGGACCAGCAAAGAAGCGCGTGGCAACTTGCGTGTTTAACGAAGGAACAATGGATGCACTGAAGGCATCAGGATAGGAGGTGGTAAAGCTGTAAACAGTGTCGCCAGAGATGACAGCAGTGGAAAGACCAGACTGTCGCTGCCATTCACTTCCCGTCCAAGTGTATTCAACGCCAGTGCCAGTATTTAGCCATTGCTGGCCAATAAAGATGCCACTACCAACAGGAGTGGAGCCAGCAACAATGGCAGCAGAATTATTCGCCATCTTGGCGCTGGTAACAGCACCATCCGCAATTTTTGCAGTGGTAACAGCCCCGTCATTAATCTTTGCTGAAGTGACTGCAGAAGTGGCGATAGTGGCAGCAAACGCCCCTGTGCCAGTGCCTGTAACATCTCCAGAAAGCGTGATGGTCTGGTCGCCAGTATTAGTACCAGTGGACGTACCAGTAAAGGTGCCGTTTTGCGTGGCTAATGTGCCAAGACCAAGAGTGGAGCGAATATCAGCAATAGTTGCATCATCAAGAATAGAACGCGCCGCAGAAGTGCAAGAGATTTCTTCTACAGTACCGCCACTTGCTGAAGAGCGACCAAGCAACACATTGCTTGTAGAAGTGGCTTGAATTTTTGCGTAAGAAACAGCTCCGTCAGCAATCTTGGCAGTTGTAACGCCACCGTCAATAATCTTGGCTGTAGTAACAGAATTACTAGCAAGCTTGTCTGCCGTAACGTTTGCATCTACAATTTTGACAGTAGTAACGCCACTATCAGCAAGCTTTGCAGTGGTGATTGCACTGTCGGCAATGTTTCCAGTGACAATGGAAGAAGAGTCATAATCTCCACTTCCTACTGTATTTTTTACGGCTAACGAACCAAGTCCAAGCGTAGTGCGCTGTGCAGTGGCATCAGCATCATCCAACAATGCCCTGCCTGCCGCAGTAAGTGTGATGCTTTCTACGTTGCCGCTACCAGCAGATGCTCGACCAAGCAGCACGCCACTTGCCACTTGTTGAATCTTGGCAAAAGTGACGGCATTATCTTCAATGGCTGCAGTTGGAATGGAACCACTTGTATAGCTTCCAGAAGGAATGGAACTCGCAGTGATTACTACGCCCGATAGCTCGCCGGAAGCAAGCGCCAATTTTTCAATGGTGACAGCGCCGGAAGCTAATTTCGCGGCAGTGATTCCACTGTCAACCAAATTGATTGTATTTACAGCGCCACTAGCAAGCTTAATTTGCGTGATGCCACTGTCGGCGATATTTGCTGAAGAGATGGCGCCACTGGCCAATTTTGCCTGCGTAATGCCACTATCAACTAATTGAATGGTGCCAACTGAATTGGCTGCCATTTTTGCAAGCGTAATGCCACTTGCAGCTAGATGAACAGTATCAATGGCGCCAGCACTTACATTATTCCCTGTAATGCCACTGGTTTCAATTTTTGCAGAAGTGACAGCACCATCAAAAATCTTGGCTGTTTCTACCGCGCCGCTAGCAAGCTTTGCGGCCGTAACTGCTAAATTATTGATCTTACCAGTGGTAATGCTTAAGTCTTCAAGAAGACTGGTATTGATAGTGTTGCCAGTGGCAACTATTCCCAATTCCAATGTGGAACGTGCACCAGCAGCATTGGCATCATCAAGAAGAGTGCGAATATAAACAGTGCAATCAATCTCTTCTACATTGCCAGTAGAACTACTGCGACCTAGAAGCTTATTAGCGCTTACTTGCTGTATCTTGTCATAAGTGAGCGTATTAGGGGCAATGGAAGAGCCAGTAAGTTTTGCAATACTGGCTTGATTAATCTTTGAAATATCAAGAGTTGAAGCGTCAGCAATGTTAAAGCCTGCCTGGATCAGGCTCTTCACTTGCACCTTCTTGGTTTGACTGGCGCTAACGTCCGAAATGGGTAGTACGTCGTTAGAAGCTACGCCTCCCTGAGGAAGTTCGACGAGTTCCGTAATTCTTTGATCGGCCATCTCTCAAAAAGGCAGTGCTAAATACAGTCTAGTCTTAAACGATAATAGCTATTATGACTCCCCCTCATCCCTTAAATTAATCACTGGGTTCCTGCAGCAGATAATCAAGGCTTTGCTCAAGATAAATGGCATCATCATCTTCTTTCAAGATGAACTCAGTTGGTATTCCCACGCGAAGCTTGAATTCCCCAGTGGTAACAAAATCAATGGAACAAGCCACTAAGGCGTCAGACGTTACAGTTACACCCGCCCTTGTTACAACTGCCTCAACTTCGTAATAAACTTCTTCTCTAAAGCTTGGTGATCTATCTACCGACGAAATCGAAAGCAAAGCTTTAAATGCACTGCCAATATTTATTCTGTTAATAACTTGCAGCAAGAATAGTGGTGTGTCCTGTCTTGGAATAGTGTCATAACTAAACAAACATTCGATGCTTCCATTGCCACTGAGTAATCCTGCTGAATACTGCTGCTTAAAGGTGTCCGACAAGCTTGTCGTCTCCATCGCAGCCCTGTCAGTATTTATTTCAAACGATGTAACAGAGCCCAGTGTGTTATACCTAGTGTCTTTCACTCCAATCGTAACTGGCAATGATTCGCCGTAAAACTGGGCCAACGCATATTCATCTGCTCGCTCATTATTAATGGCACTTTCAAAGCTATCAAAAAGGCGAATACCTCCTAGTTGATTAATGTGAGCATAGGCCCGTGCATTTTTTGGCACTTGATATGGACTCATGCGATATTCAGTGTATCCCTCCGGAGGTAATTCAGATGAAAAGCCCATCTCATCATCTTGCCATCCAGCTAAACCAACAGTGGCATTATCATTCCATACCACTTCGCTATAACCATCAACATCCGGCCCCGGAACGCTCCAAAAAGAAGCGGGCATAAACAGAAGGCCCCTAGGGTCTTCCGTGCTAATTTCTAAAAAATCTCCAGCAATTATGTTCCTATCACTATCGTCAAAACTAAAGCGGTTTAACGCGGTATTAACATCATCAGGCGAAATGGCAGCAGTGAAAACATTCTCTCCACCACGCTGAAGCTTAATCGCGCCTGTATGGCCAACAAAGAATGTCATTTCGCCTCAGCATTGATTATTCTATTGTACGAACAATAACAGCATCATATCAAGCAGTGCCAGTAAGCACAACAGCAGTTAGAGCGCCATTAATTGTAAAGTTAAACGAGACAGTGGTAAGCTCATCAGTGGATGATGTGATGCTTGCACTGTTAATGAAAGCATTAGCCGTAAAGTATTGATCCGGTCCCACTTCAAAAGTGAGGGCAGCCACGTCAGCGTCAGTGACCGCACCAGTTTTGGCAATCCTTGTAAGAAGATCGGTCACATCAGTGGTATCGCCGTTGTAGTACGACAACGTGGCGCTACCAGTGGCGCTAGACAAGCCAGGAGTGAAAGTATTGGCAGTATCCCCTAAAGCCGTAGTATCCAGCATGTTTACGGAAGTATCAAGAGTCCAGTTGCGAACTTTTGATACTTGGTTAGTGCCAATCTTTAGCTTGCCAGTACGGCCGGTATAAAAGGGCATCGTCTTAAAGCTTTTTGTTTATGATAGCAACGTTTCTATTCAACTAAGAAGACGTCATCAAAATGAGCAATCTTAGACAACGTAGCTCCTCCAATTTCGTCGCACTGATGTTCGACGGCACTAATTGTAATTTCTCCTTCTTCTTCCATTGACACACCAGTTACGCGGAAAACACGTTTTTTCGTTAGCTCTATGCCAAGCACAAACAACCACCCTTCATAGCCCGCTAATTCAGACGATTGGTTATTAGCAATGGGAACGGAAGACAGTTTTGTGGGCGAGTCTTGGCCGTTGTAAAGCAGCACGGTAAAACTGCCATTTACAGCTTCTTCAGCCAGTGGAATATTAAGCTTGCCTTCTTCTTCAACGATGCCGCTTCTAATGTCATCCCATTGGTTTTGATCTAGCTGCACGTAAATATATGAACCAGGAGCAACTGGACTTTCAGTGGGGAATGTCTTAAATTCAATGGCACGACGAGAATATCGACGTTGCTGACAAAGAAGCTTGCCATATTTAATTGCTTGCTCTCTGCTGCTTACAAAAGCAGATAAGTCAAAGGTTTGACGAATGCTCAAGCTTTCATCAAACTCCGCATCGTCTTTATGAATTTGAACGCTAGTGTTCTGAGGAAAAACTTTATCATTCGCCGTATCTCGATAAACAATGGTGGCAATTAAATCCTGCGTGTTATCGCCATAGTCAAGGAATTCTTCTTTATAACTGTCCTCTAAAATATTCCCTTGATTAAAGAGGGCAGAAATTTGCACCTCCCGTGAAATCGTATAAAGGCGGCTGTCGTAAGGCACAGCAGGAATTAAAGTTTCCTTGCCTCCAATGCGGGCAAATTCCAGCAGGCTAAATGGAGCAACTTGCGACCAAAATTCCCGCCACGACGCAGGATCGGCGATCACGCCGTCCATAAATAGCTCATTTACTTTGCAAAATTGTTGGGAAATACCAAGCTGCTTTTTGTCTATGCCATTGATATTGGCATAAGCCGTAATGCCGTTTTCCTTGTCAAGCACACTATCCAAGAAGATTTCTGGCGCATAACTTGTAGATTCAGAAAGCACATCCGCATAATTACCATCGACGTCAATAATTTTCCTAACCTTTTTCCCTTTATTCACCCATGCACTAAGTGAGCGCAAGTCTCTTACGCCTTGGCCGCTATAAATGTTTAGACCAAGCATAGATATGTCTTTATAAGTGAAGTCGGTCAGATCTTGTTGCTGCTGCTCTGTCACGGCAACTAAGTTGATTTCCGCTCCGCTTTCAAAGGAAAAGGAAATCTGCGTGTCGCTACGCAGAGAAAACAGCCCCCATTCATCAACAAACTTAGGAGCACGATTCAATGGAGGAATGCCACGCCTTGTATTTTCAGCAGACTTGCCTTTGTAAACAATGGAAAAACCGCCTCCCAAGTCAATCGTTTGACCGTTAATTGACCCTCCATATCCAGAAGTGCGTAGATAAATCATTGGCATATCTGCACCATTGTTACGAGTGCGTAATTCTGCTGCTAGATCAACAATGGGCTCTAGCTTAAATTGCCATTTTTCTTTCGATGGAGCGATAAAGCGTAGCCCAACATAAGTGTCAAGCTCTTTGCCGTTCCTAACGCCAATAACATATGGGACTAATTTATACGTTTCTTCATCAGACTTTTTATACCACAACCAAAACATGGCAGTGCGATTGCGCACGCCATTGTCACTATCTTTGTGCCCCTGCTGGTCCTCTTCTGCATATTTATTCATGCGCCCTTGAATGCGCTGAAACACCTTCGCTTTGAATGCAAAGTTTACCACTTCACATTTTGTTACGCATTCGTAGCGTATTTCGTCAATCTTGGCAATACATTTTGTATTGAAATAGTCATTCCAAGAATTTTCGTTTTTTAATAGCCTGGTAATTTGATTTAAATTGGCAACTGCTGCGTCATAGCTTGCCGTCCATGCAGATTGAGACACGGCTTCTGCTGAACTATCGCGATCAACAGCGCTTGCAACTTCAGTTCTCTTTTTGGTAATCGCACGGCGCCTAGCCTTTAGCGCCTTTCGCTCTTCTCGGAGATTGGTATTCTTATTGCTGTCATAAAGACCCTGTTCAATGGCGCGAGTGGAAAGTCTCGCGAATTCATCGCGAAGCTGCACTCGCTTTTCTTTCTTCTTGTTAATTTTGTCCTTCTTTTCTTTTTTTGCTTCTTTTAATCGTTCCTTCTGTCTGTTTGTTCTACTGCCAGGCGCGATTTCAAGGATGTCAGAAATCTCGTCCTGTAAATTCTCAATCTCATCGTTCAATACTTTGATTTCGTTTTCTATCTTGTCAATCGTATCCCTAATATCCTTGAAAGCTCCTTCATCTTTGATTACATTCAAAAGCTCACTGTTTGAAAGGTTGCCCTTCAAAACGGCAGTAGCACTTTCAATGGCATTATCAATCTCCTCTAGCTCCGCATCAAACGCCGCAATCCTGTCTGATCCAGGCCCAGTAAAGCGCTCTGCAAAAGCTGCCCCTTTTTCTGCGTTAAGCGTAGCAATTAGTTCTTCTGCTTCTCGCTTCTGTCTCCTTAAATCTTCTTCGTTTTGCTGATAACGTTGAGTGGAATAATCCTCTTCACATAGCACGCCGCTTTCAGTGCATTCAAAAATAAAAGTTCCTTCAATGTCTACGCCGCTCCGAATGTTATCCGCTACAAGTTTAAATTTTGCTGCTCCAATTTTGTACGTGCTAGCAGAATCAAACACACCAATATAAGCACTCCTTAAATCAAGAGCTGCACGTTGTACTTGCTCTGTAGGTTTATTGTCATCTTCCGAAAAAGAAATAGTAAGTCGATTCCCAACAGGAAATGATGGCCTTACACCTGTTGACGGCCATGTGCTCGGCCAATAAATTCCTCGTCCTTCAGTTACATTAATTCCCAGGGAGTCTTGACGCAGGCGCCCCTCATCGTCTCGATCCTCTACTTGCACTCTTAATGGCACCACGTCGTACAGACCCAGCGAAGAGCTTGTAGTAGGTGAAAAGGCTTGACTATAACCTTGCGCTCTATTTTGTCCGTTTTTGATAACAGAACAAATTAAATCATTCTCAGTGGTATAAATTGGATCACTCGCAACTGACACATCAGACGGAAACTTTTTGTCCTTGAAGGAAAGTCGTCCTTCTGCTTCATTGGCATAAAGAAAATACCGTTGAGATGCCAAGTCTCTAAGCGGCGTTTGACCAAAAGCGGTGCGTCCGTAGTCGAAGCTTTGAACAGGGCCAGCACCAATAACTGCAAGCATTTGCATGTATTGGCTAGTACCAAAGCTATGTACTGCAGACCAGACAAGAGACGTGTTGACGCGCAAGCCTCCTGCTGCTTTGTTCTCGTCAGTATTGGTATAGATGAGATTGATGGGCTCTCCATAGCGAGCCACTTCTTGAAGAGAATTAAATCCGTAACGTGGAGCAAAAAATGGGTTGCGAGATTGACTCCCCATCTTTTGACCAGGAATCTCTGGCTTTGGAGCAAGTAAAGTCGCGGCGACTTGTGCAACAGTTCCGACAATAGAGACAATCGCGGCGGCCAATGCCCACTCCGCACCCGTTCCCATTCTTACATCAAGAATAGTGCCTTGTTTTTCGTCCCTGTAATTTAATCTTGCTAAATAAAACTGCCAATATTCTTCCTCTGAAATTTGCAAAGCGTCGATAAGAGCACGCTCGTAAGGAAGAAGCTTTCTCATTGTTTAATATCTGGCAGCATTTTGAATAATTTTAACGATGGAAACAAGCGAGACCAGTAAGATCTGCCTCCTCGTGAAACCGTAAGTATTCCTCCATCATAAGCCACCCCAACTGCTATCTCGCCTCCTGGCTTTGGAAGAATAATGGCAACGTTGCCATTTTCTTTTTCCATTGTTCTAGTGCCGTTTTCAAATAGCCATCTTACAATTCGCTTCATTGGTAGATTACCAGAATCGTATTCATCATATGCCCATCGAAACTCATCTTCATAATCATGAAGCCCAAGGCGGCGTCTCACTTCACATACGAGCATAAAACAATCACTCTTTCCATTGCCTTCGCAAAAACGGGCTCTGCGCTCATAGGTGAGTCCGATTAGATCGTTAATCATCGTAAATTAACTTCTGCGTTCAACGGTAAAATTCCAACGTTTTCAGACGTGAATGTGCGACGAGGAAAACTCGCACCCACGCTATCCATTGCAGATCGAAAGCGCAGTTCTACAGTTGTATCATCAAATGAAGCGCCCACTCCCACGTAGGATTCTTCATATTGTGCCGTAGCAGAAGCAAGACTATACGATGCGTAATCAGTAATATTACCAGTGCTTGCCATCCATACTGTTTTTAACGTAAGCTGACTAAGTCTATTGCCATTGCCTTCCTCGACCATCGCAATTGTAAATTCACTATGAGGAAATAATAAGCGTAAGATTTCATTGTCTCCGTTCAATGCCGCTAGCGCTCCTTCCGCTCTAAAAGGAGCAAAACGATACACTGGCGAAGAAGTGCCGGGTACTGGCACTGCTGCAAAGTCTTTACCAAAAAAATAGTTTTGATAAAAATGATTGATTTCTGGCCTAGTCTTGGTCGCTGGAATTTTTATCTGCGCAAAATTAGCAATGTGGACAGTGGTAGTTGCCATAATCAAACGCCAGAATAATCCAACTCACCAATAAGTCTCACTGTAACAGTGCTGCGTCCATTGAACACGCTTTCCACTTGCGGCGGTTCAGCATATTCCCACAGGATATTAGCAGGAGCTTGTAGAACGTTTTTCAAATCTGTGCTTATGCCAGAGAATACGGTATCAGGAAGCGTGAAACGAGCATAGCTACCATATTGGCCATAGTAATGATCAAGGATGGCTTTCGTATTGGCATCAGAAATGTTTTCAAACTGGAGATCAATAACGTGACCAAATGAACGATTACCAAATACTCGCTTAACAGTGGCGCCAGACAGGCCACGGTAAGTTTTAGTGGGGAATTGTCCTGGAGAATAAGAACGCCCAGTTGGTTTAATGGAAGGAAATACTGCCATCAGCGGATACCAATGCTAGAGCGAGTGGATGGGCTTTGCTTAATCTTATCGAGCGTCATTGACATGCCTCGTTGAGCACCGCCAACAATGGAAGCGCGACGAGTTTCTGCCATTGCTTGCTCTAATTGTTCCCGGCTAACGTATTCTACGCCATTGATCTTTGTAGTTTCAAACTTCATGCTCAGAGAAGGCGCTTGAGGCATGCCTGGAGCGCCGCCTCCCATGAGATCACGAGCAGATCGTCCACCGAGCTGCACAGGGATGGAGCGACCGTCTGGAAGGGGCACAACGGCTTCGTTGTACTTGCCTTCGCCCATTAAGCCAAGAGTGGGACCTCCCACAACTCCTCCATTAGCAAATGCCCTGAAGCCTCCTTTGGCAATGCCACCATTGGCAAACACTGCACCTAGCTTTGGAGCAAATGGAGCAGCTCCGAGCGCATCTGCAGTGCCATTGAAAGAAGAACTAGTTCCGAATTGACCGGCAGATCCGCCTCCAAACATGCCGCCAAATCCACCCAGGAGACTTCCGGCCATGGAGGCAATCATGCCAATACCACCAAGCACGTTAGACGTGCCTCCCTCCTTGATTTGATTGATGCCAGCCATGATTCCCATGATGCTACCAGCAGCCATGCCAATACCGCCAACAACACCTGCCAGACTTTTCTGCCAAGTTTTGCCGGCAGCACCATTTGGTCCCATTTCTTCACCGGCGGCGCCTACTGTCATTGCGCTATTCCAAACTGAAGCGTCCACTTGTCCTAATTGTTCTGCGTAGGCATTGGCGCTTTCAGTGAGGGAGCCAAGTTCTGGTATCTGAAGCGCATTTCCGCTGGCGTAATCCAATGAGAACATGCCACCAGACTGAGGCGTATATGGTCCGGCGCCTGTTGCGGCACCTCCGGTTCCAGTTAAAGCAGCAGTGTTAGCTTTAACGGCTTCTGTATTAAGCCTAGTTTCTTCGGTATTTTTGTCTTGAGCCTCAATAGGAGTAGTTGAAGGCTTCGTTTCTTCAGGCATATTCTCAGCCGCGCCTTTCGGGAAGAAGTTTTCAATGGCAAATTTAGAAAGTCCTTCCTTAAAGAATTTCTCCACAGGAGCCATGGCAAAGTCAAGGAAGATTGTCAGCACTCTATCCTTGAGACCTTCTTGGAATTTCTTGAGAGATTCCACTGCGTCTTCGCCGCTAATAACTTCTTTGAGGAAACCTTTATAGTCGGAAGAAGTTTCAGTGACAAAGCTATCAATGGTCTCGCGAACAGCTTTAATATTGTCGCGAACTTTTTCAAGATCGTAAATGCGATTTAATTGTTCTGCCGTAGCGTCTTTATTTTCTTGGGCAATCCTAAGTCTTTTCTGCTCTTCTTCGCTAATCGCTCTCAATAAGGATAGTTGATCTCGGAGACCTTTAATTGTCTGCTCTATCTGCAATGCACGCGCCGCTTTAATTCGCTCTAGTGTTACTTCTTTTAGGTTCTCAATTTCAGTTTTAATAAGTTTTTGCTGCTTAGCCTTTAACTCCCTAGTTTTATCTTCAATAATAAGATTTGCTTCTTGTTCTGCCGTCAATCCCTCATAACCATTGTTTAAATTCTCAAGCAGCATTGCTTGCTTCTGTATTTCAATATTTTCATCTCTAATTGCATCTTTAAACGGACGCTTTAATTTGATTTTTGCGCCTTGAACTGCAGTTTTTTCCTCTTCCTTGACAAGTTCTCGCTCATTTGCTGCTAGTTTCTCAAAAACTGCCAATTGTTTTTCGCGTACGCCCACTTGATATTCGCCAATATCAGCCTTCTTTTGCGCCAAGGCTTCGTCGATGATTAACAGCTCAAAATTGCGCTTGTTAGCAGCAGACGCAATTTCGTACTCGGTTTCATCAATAATTTCAAGTTGGCGCTGTTGCTTTAATTTTTCTTCCGCTATTCTTTGGTTGTCGCGCAATTGAGCTATTGCTTCGCTATTGAAATCACGAAGCTGACGTTCGCGCTTTCCTTGCGTGCCCGAATCGGCAGGCAATGTCGCAATGGGTTTTGGCTCGTTAATTCCAATTCTTTGTCTTTGTCGCTCGGCAAGTCCCACTCCAACTTTTTGACGCTGCTCTAGATTTTTTGCTTCATTGCGCAATAATGGAACTTGCCCTCGTAGTTGATTAACGTCAACCTCCGTCCTGCCCTGTAAGTCATATCCAACCCTTTCAAGTTCCATTCTTTCTGCAAGAGTCGTCTGCGCGTAAATTTGAGTACTTCCTCTTCCTGCTTTCCTGCCTTTTTGTTCAAGACGGTCCAGCAGTTTAATTGAATCCTCAATGGCATTGCGTCGCCGTGTAGTCTCGTATAAATCAGCCTTGGCAATTTCTACGTTGCCGGTCCTGATAGCATCCTGCATTTTTGCCATTGCAGTCTTTGTTCTTTCTGCAGCTTCTGCGGCTTTATTTCCAACATTTAAAAATGCCGTGGCCACTGAGCCAAGCGCGACGACAAGCAGGCCAATGCCAGTAGAAGCCAGTAATCCTTTCACCGCCATTCCAAATCCAATCGTCGCCACTTGTGCTCCAGTGGCTGAAACGCCAACAAGACGCAAAACGCCAGCCAATACAGTTGCACGTGCTGCGGCAACAGCGCTGATACTCCCGCCCGCTTGGACCACTGCATTCATTGTGGCCAAGGTGCCCATGGCAAGCATTGCCGCCGCTCGCGTGGCGGCGAAAGACAAAGCAAGCACTGCAAGAGTGTTTACAACGCCAGTTAAATTTGTTCCCAAAGCCACAAAAACTGGGCCGAGAATACTTCCTACTCCACCCGCAAAATCACTAACCGCTCTTGCCGCTTTTGTTACTTCTGTAACAAAATCTTCAATATCCTTCGCTTGATTAGCAATGGCCGGATCTCTTGCCGCAGCATTCAGCTCAGAAAGTTTTGCGGCAAGAGCTGCAATGCTTTGAGCATTTGCCCCGCTTGATTTCGCATCTTCTAACTGTTTTTTCACTCGCTCTTGTTCTCCAAATGCCAACGATGCAGCTTTGCTTAATTGAGACAATGAGCTTGAAAGTGGCAACAAAATAGCCTGAGCAGCAGCGTTTGCCAAAGGAGCAAAGCTTTCTAAAGTACGCTGAAAATCCCCTTGAACTGTGTTTAATAAACCTTGCAATGATCGTCCTGCCGCTTGCGCTCCGGTGCCAAAGCGCGTCATCAGTTCATCAGCCACTTTTGCAAACGTATCCCTAAACTTACTGCCAACAAACTCGCCGTCCTCCATCGCCTTGCTAAATTCCTTGACGGACATACCAGCAGCTTTTGCAAAAATCGCAAGAGCACCAGGTAGCACATCACCCAATTGCCCCTTAAGCTCTTCACTCATGATTTGGCCTTTGCTTGCCATTTGCCCAAAGGCATAAATAACGCGCTCGGCTTTATCAGGCGTCAGTTGCAATGCAGCAGTGGCTGCACTGATGCCAGTGAATAGCTTTTCAATGGACCCCGAATCAAAGTCAGCGGGAGCCATTGAGGCATAAAGTTTTGTAAAACCAGAGCGCGTTGTCTCAAGATTTAAGCCAAATGCACGTTGTACGTTATCAACGTACAAAAGTTCCTTCGCGAATGTGCCAGTGTCTTGCGTGGCAGTCTGAAGGGCATTGTTATATTGTTGCTGACTCTTTGCTGCATTTAGAATTTGCCCCGGTAAGCTTTGTACAAATGCAAGCCCTTTATATGCCGTACCAAATAGCAATACTTGCTTAACAGCAAAACCAAATTCGCTTGCAATTTCCTTTAAGCCGCCAACAAGAGGAATCTGGGATGCACGAAACTGTTTCATTGACTGACTTGCCACGTCTAACCCAGTCTTAAATTTCTCCATTTGGCTACCAGCGCCAATAAAAGTGGCTGGACCTTGACGACCACCAAGGGGGCTATCTTCCGGGAAACCGCCCGGAGGAACGTAACCACCTCCACGACCGCCTCCAGAGCCGCCAGCGGATGTTACTGCGTTGAAACGCATCTGACTGGGTGGAGTGGTTCCGCCAGTAGCAGGCAATGCCAAACGTGGAGAGCCAGTGCGAGGACTTGTAGGAGGAAGAGCACTCCTTTGCCCTGTATAGTCAACGACTTTTACTGGAATTATCGCTTGAGCTTCTGCACTGCGCAAAGCTCCTACTACCTTTGTAATGAGAGAGCTAACTGCATCTCCAATTTTTGCTTTTACTGCTCTACTCTCAGCATCTTGCAATGCTTGAGCTAAATAGGCGAACGCCCCCATGGCATCTTTGATTCCCATGGTCGTCTGAGTCACATCCACTTCGATTACAGTAAATGTGCGGCGCAAGAAGTCTTCAATATTTTTCTGTAAAGCAGCGTAAATACGCTTGGTATCTACTAGCACGCCAGATTCGCCACCCGCTTGCTGACCAATAAGTTGCTGAATAATTGCTTCTGTTCCTTGAGCGATAGAAGTTTTCTGCGTGACGCTAGGTAGTAATCCGGCAACTTTTGGTAATGGTTGAAGTTTGGCCGCTTGCGCCGCCTGTTGCTGAGCCATTTGCTGACGCATCGCAGCCGGATCCATGCCAAGCATGTTGAATAAGCCACGCGCAAATGTATCTAAAACTCCTTTAAGTGGACCATTCCCAACATCGCGCAATTGGTTTTTGATATTACCAAGAATATTCTCGGCAATGTCTTGATTTAACTCCGTAACAAGCTTTTCAATTAACGGATCCTTCTTGAGCCTTGAAACGCCGCCAATACCCTGCTCTTTTGCAAGAGCTTGAAGTTGCTTGACGGTTAAATCCTCAAGAGCTTTTTTCAGTCGCTCAGAACGTCCTACTTCCGTGGCTTGCGGAACATTACCGCCCGATAAGCCCTGTGAGCGCATGTATTCAAAAAGCCCTGCCGCACCAGTTGGCCCGGCAGAAAAACCTCTTTCAACTTCCGCTTTAACTTTAACGCTAATGCCAGATAATTTTTGCTGTACTGCTTTCTTAAATTCCGAAACATCTGCATTTGTGATGGACGGTTTAATGCTGGTTGCAATACGTAGCTTGCCGCCGCCTTGCTTGATTTGCTGGTTTTGAGCAAGCCTTTCCTTAATAGACGCAACAACTTTATCAACGTCCTTACCAGTGGCACCGTTCTTAATGCCAACAGGAATTTCTACCTTGCGAAGTTCGCGCAGATCGTCAAGCCTTCCTTTGATTTTGTCAAACTCATTTTTTGTTAATCCGCCGACAAGATTCAGCTCAACAGTAAATTTTTTGCCGCGAATGTACCTATCAAGAAGTCGATATTGATCTGCAATTGCTTTCTTGTCAAACCTGATGGCAATGGGAACAGACTGTCCGCCGAGTTGCGTGCCAATTGTGCTTAATTGCTGCCTAAAAAATGCCAGGTCAAGACTTACCTTCAGCTTCAATTCGGCGTCTTGAGCCATCTGTCTTTACGTCTACATTCCTTTCATTCTATAATCATTGTTCCTGATTGCGCCCAGCAAAAGCCTTCATTTCATCAGCAAGCAATGCAATAACGCGCCCATCCATTCTTCTCGTCTTCATTAAACGTTGCAGAACAATCAAGCTTGCATCTGTCACGCCATCTTCCTTCTTGATCTGCTTCGTATCAAACGGCAGGAAATCTTCAGGCTTCACCTTGCTCTTCTTGCCCGCCATCATTCCTGCTGCCATGGTGCCAAGCTTGGCCACAGCAACGCTACTGACATTGTATTTAGCAATGTCATGACGATCAAGATATTTCAGTGCACGCTTAACGTCATCAAGCTTCTGGAGGCCAAAATTTTTGGCGCTCCATCGCTCGTCTTTAAAGTCAGAAGCTGAGAGCCTGAAATAGATTTCGTTCCAATCTGTCAGGCTCTTAAGCTGTTTTCTGGCTTGCGCTTCAAGCCTTTCTGCTACTGAGGAGAATTCCTCTTCGTCGCTTTTTTTGCTTCTGCAGCCTCCTGCGTCTCAGCATTCTGCTCTTCAGCAATAAACTCAACCACTTTTGCAATGGCTTTGCGAGGAAGATTTTTGGTGTCTTCAATCTCCCAATCGCCAAGATCGCGCCATTCGCCATCGATAAGACCCTGCCCACGAGAACGGATGAAGGCAGTGACCATTCGAGCGTTAGTGGCTTCCACTGACGAACCACTGGTGATCATGCTCAGTGTCTCCTCTGTGAATTCAGAGAGCAGCTCGGCTTCCGAAATGGAACCACCGCCTTGCAGCAGTGCAAAGGCCTCATCCAGGGGAATCTCACGCGAGGCAGCAATGCGCTTTGCAAGCTGAACGGCGCGAATAGTGGCTTGACTTTGCAGCTTGCTGATTTCCTCCTGTTCGATGGATTCAGCAACAAGCCAACTGCCATATTTCTTCAGGCGGATTTCGGGCAGCAGCTCAAAATAGCCTTCAGTCTTGGTTTGGACTAGGAAGCTGTATTTGCTCATGATCAAGAATGTTTAACAATGCGTTGAACACCTTCACTCGCTCATGGGAAGAACGAAACTCAGGCGGCACTTCAACCAGCATTGAATGATTGTCGTTGCTTATTCTAATGGTGGTTTCTTTGCAGGAAATAAGGCACAGTATGCCCACTTCCAACGCGGTGCCATCAATCAAGCAATTAATAGCATGCACTGTATTGTCAGTGCTCCATAGATAGTCAATTCTCATCGTCCCATTGCAAAGCGAATGCGCTGCAAGAGCTGCTGTTTAATAGCACTTTGCTCAAATCTGCTCGGAATAGCAATATCTTGAGTCCATGGTCTAGCAAATGGCACGTTTGTTCCTTTCAGCGCGTCGTGAACATACCGAGCATAAGCCTGCCCACTGCTATTGGTGGCGTCCCAATTCCAAGTGGCTTCAGCTCCAGATGATGATAGCGACACATCAAAGCTATCCCTGCCGCTCTTGTACAGAGTGCCAAGGTCGTAAATATCACGATTTCCTGCATTGATAAAACTTCCGTCTTTTCTTTTCGTGTCCCGGCCGTAGTCCCATTTCTCCTCAAAGAATTGATCGCGAAAGTGATCGTTCACGTCAAAACGCGTCCAAGTTTCAAAAGCCTTAGAAAGTTTGGCTTCTATAAGCTTGGCATTGATAATTGTTCCGCCAACGATAACTGCTGTCATTAGCTTGCCGGATATAATTGTTTGACAATGCGATCAGGAATAATAAATTGACATTGCTCGTAGGCGATGTCGTCACCAGGAAAATACGAAGGAGTGCAATCAGGAAACCTCCTGACCATCCTTTCCATCGCTTCATTCAATGTGGCGCTGCTCGGTGTGAACTGAGCAAGCCTCACTTCCCATAATTGATTAACCTGCACCATTCCCACCATGGCACGAGGCAGTCGATTGGGGAACTCTCGCATGGTCACTTCTAAGCCTTTCACTTTCCATTCCTTTGGCACGCTTTGTCTGCCCACTACATAGACGGCAGGAAGCGTTGAATTATTTGGCAGCGTATAATTGCCAATAAGATTAGGCGATGCAGAAAGCAGCTCAGTAACAGTTTCGCGTAGTTGTGAAATGTTCATTAAAAAGCCTGTTCCCGTAGGAACAGGCTAGCGAAAACGAAGGTGCAATCCTGAAAAATGGACTAAGAGCGGCGCCTTTGGCCGAAAAACACGCTGAAATCAGTGTTTGCTTCCTCAGTTTAACAGTGATCAAGAATTGGGAGCGCTCGGGATGAGGCTGCCAGTATTTTCAGCATTCTGGTGAATACCAATACGACCACGGCTCACAAGATCAAAAGTCACCTCAACGAGGTTATCAGCAGGATAGCTCTCGTTATAGTTCATCACGCGACCCACATAAGCCACGCGGTCGTAGTAGAAAGTAGTGCCAGACGAGCCGAGTTGCTTGTTGATTTCTACGTACACTTCAGCGTTCTTGTCGTAGCGCGAAGAGCTAATCACTTGGAAAGCTTCATCAAAGCTGTTCGGCAGGAACACAGTGCCATCAACATCCTTCTGGAAGTAGGAAGTGATGGAAGCAGTGGCTTGGCTGGTAACGATTACGCTATCAGCAAAACCGCCGCCACCAAGCAGATAGAACTCTTGGTTGTTGTCATTGAACGCAACAGATGCAGTAGTGGCTGCTTGCAGCGTATAAAGAGTGGGGGCGCCGCTAACAGTGAAGGTGGCGCCAGACTGAGTGATGATGGGACGAGAAGTGCCGCCAATGGAACCCACGCGGACAATCACATCTTGACTCTTCACCAATTCCGTGGGATGGTAGAGCATGAGAATTTCCTCAATGAAAGAAGAGAGTTAAGCGTTATCCACGCTTCCTTTGCCAATCAGTCTAAAAATTCCCCTGACAGGCGTGCCTAAAAACTGCCAATAGTGAATAGCAATTTGTTCATTCGGCAATAGTTCAAACCTTCCTTCCCTTCCATTGATAATTGCCTGAGCACTATCACCAACAGTCACGCCAGACAAAGCAAGAGGGCTGGTCATCCTGCCTTCCATATAGACGGCAGTCAGATCAGCCCCCAGCAGTTGGTCGTAACGGGGATTTTGCTTCTGCTTTAACGTGGCATAGAAAGTAATACCAGTAGCCGCAGGCACGTAGTTGCCAGTTTCATTGTCAAGCACATAGCCCGAAGCCACATTAAACACCAAGGTGGCATTCGCAAGTGGCTCCAGGAAATTGCTCACACGACAAACCCAACAGAAGAAAGAGGAAGATTATTGGTCATTCGTTTGAACTCCTGACCATACTGAGTGGCATCAAGCCCCTCGCCATACACTTTGCCGTCAGTGGCACCAATTTGAATGCCCATTTGAGCAAGTTGAATGGCAATGATATGAGCAGCAAGAAACTTGACTGCCCTGTCAGTTTGATCCCCAAACACATCACTAGAAGCATCGTAAGAAGCTTCTGCAATGGCACCATTAACAATGCCAGAAGGATGTGGACTGAATTCAGGGAAGCGCTCAAGGAAGTTCGCGTAAGTGACTGCCATAATCAGGCCTTCCCAATACGAATGGCTTCAACGCGCTTTGCAATGGCATTCCTCACGCGAATACGCCCTTCAATCTTCTTCCAATCCGCCAGACGGTCTGGATCATGGATGAGTTCAATGGCGCGAATAGCTTGCGTAAGGGGAAGTTCACTAAGGCTTTGAACATTTTCAGGCAGGTCTTCTACCATCACTTGTTCTTTCATTTCTTCAATGGCACCAATAGCAAGAAGCTTTTTGACAGTGCCGTTCTCCTTAGCTTCCTTCCACTTCTCATCAGGAATTTCCTGATTAAGACCAGGAGTGAGTTGAATAAGCCCGCTCCTGGTAATAATGCCAAACCCTGCATCGCGAGGGGGATTTTCAAGTTCGGGACGATAAGCAATCAGCATTGTTCAAGAAAAACAATTGCTAATAGCTTAACGCCCTCCTTCTTGATTAACTATCCTCAGGAAGCGGCCTGCACGTAGATCACGCTCTTGGGATAGTAGAGAGCAACGCCACCCACACGGGCATGAGCAGGAACGATGAATTCCAGACCACGCTGTTGGGGCGGGAACAGCTCAAGAGGCTGAGGAATGTGCAGTTGCACCTTCTCAGGATCGCGCTTGTACACAACCATACGGTCAGTATTCAGCACGCTGTTATCAGCCTCAAGTTGGTTGATGGGCTCAACGTTGCGGATGTAGGGGTTGGTACGCAGGAAGTACTCAAGCACGGTCACGTCCGAGCTGTCGGAGTTGCGAGTGGTGCTAATCTTGTTGTAATCCGCGTAGGACAGCAGAATGGTGTCGGGCTGTTCCTTCATCTTGGAGCCGTTGATGATGGCAGTCACGCCATAGTTCAGCAGTTCCAGCATTTCTTGAGCAGTGGTGCCAGCAGTGGTAAACCACTTGTCAGCAGCAACAACGTCCACAGTGGAGTTGTTGAAGAAACCAGCGAGACCCACAGAGCTTTCGCCGAAGAAAGCCAGGCTCTCCACTTTCTCTTCATAGGCACGACGCACAGCAGCAGCACGACGCTGCTCCAAGGCGATGTTGGCCATTTGAGCAGCACGCAGTTCCTGCACGGTGTAGCCAAAGCTGCCACCGAAGGAACGGATGTTGATGCTCTTCTCCACTTGGCTGATGTCAGCGCGGGGCAGATCATCAGCGGCGTCCGCAATCAGACGGAACTCACCAGTGGAGTCCATGATGCGATAGGTGAAGGTCTGGGCGCCAGGACCAGCTTCAGCAGTGACGGGCAGCACAGTGGGATATTTAATATCCGCATACTGCACTTCAAAGACTTGGGGGCGAATGTACTCAAGCTGACGCTCAAGGAACAGGCCCGCATCATCCATACGGAATTCAGACATTTTTAAGAGCCTCCTATCAAGAATCAGCAGAGAGGGTGAAGCTCGGACCATTCAGCTCCAGAACAGCGAGGCCGCTGCCAGTGGTAGAGGTGAGGAAACGAGCGTTAGCGAGGCGAACAGTTTTGCCCGATGCGAAAGCATGGGAGAACTGACCAACCTTGCCAGTGCCGCTAGCGGAATACAGCACACGCACGGGCGATGCGGGAGTAACGGCGCCAGTCACGTAAACGGCAACTGCACCTTCATTGGCCACGTTCATGGCTTGCTGGTTCTTCACACCAGGACGATTGTTTGCGTCCAGGGCGGTTTCATCAACATAGGTGAGGACGTTAACGCCCAGCACAGTGTCAGAAGCGCCAGAGATGGTAGTAGCGGAGTTGGCAACAGTGCCAGCAGTGTTGTATACCACCAGATTACCGAAAGGCACAACAGCGCCAGTTTCGTTAAGGCGAGTGGTGATAGTGTTGTCGCGGATGTCAGACAGTTGACCTTCCAGCAATGCGTTGTGCTGCAGGCTATAAGCCTGTTGCACGCCACCAGCGGAGGCAGTGCCCGAAGCAGAGAAAGTTACGGCCATAATTACTTAGCCTCCTTGGAGATGGAAAGGGGCTTCTTCCAAGCATTCTGCAGCATGTCCAGATAGGACGAAGGTGCAGACACAGGAGAAGCAATGGAAGCTACGACTTTGCGCAGCTCGTCAGTGGTGGCAGAATCTTTGCGACCCTCAGAGAGAGTATCAAACATTGCTTGCACGTAGTCGTCGCTCTTCTCGGAAAGATCAAGCTCATCACCACGCACTGCCTTGATGGAATCAACCATCACTTCACGGGCGGTTTTGCCAGCGAAAGCGTAAGCAGCATCAAGAACAGGCTTAGCCTTCTCGATGAGAGCCACACGCTCTTCCACCATGGAATCAAGATTGATTTCCTTGGCGGCAGCCAATTCAGCAGTCAGTTCTTCAACTTGTTCTGCCAGAGCATCAGCGCGACCCTCAGCGGAATCACACTTGCCCTTCATTTCCTTTTCCATGGCGTCCATTTCTTCCTTCATTTTGGAAGCTTCGGACATCATGGCGTCGTACTTTTTCTTCATGTCCTCGTAGGACATTTTGGCGTCTTCGCGTTCTTTAGTGATCGCAAGAGCAACGCTCTCCGTCACTTCAAACTCGGCGCCGTCGAAAACGACTTTCGCGCTCATAGTTGTATTTTCCTCAATGGAAATTAGAGATGGATCTGCTGCATCTTGACGATCAAGATGAAGCTTCACTTGCGGGCCAGCGCGGCCCCGACGAACAACGGCGATGTGATTACCAAGGATTTCCTTTTGGATGCCATCGTAATGCTCACCGCTATCAGTAACGCCAGGCGTAGGATCATAATTAACCCTATAGCCAGCGCTTACCTCACGAGCATCGCCCCGCATGATGCGATCAATGGTTTCCTTGTCCGTAATTGTCATTACAGCTTTGACAAAACCATTGTCGTACACCACTTCAGTGCCGCTAAATCCTACTTGGTAGTCTTTAGTATTGTCGGCATCAAGAAGAACGGGAGGATGTTCCGAAGTGATTGCCTTGCCCGCAAAGGAAGCAAGACTATCGGGAGACGCCACTTCTGTTTCAGGCCTATATTCACGACGCACTGAACCATCAGCATCTGTGTAGAGCTGAATGCCAGTGCGAGCAATTGAGGCCCATGCCCGAAGATAACCTTCAGGCGTCACCTCATATTTCTCAATAGGAGAGAAATCGTAGCGACAAGATGTGGTGCTCATATACTCACTTTATCAATAAACTTAGTTTATTATAAAAACAACTATTCAGAACTGACTAGGAAATGATGTTCCTCAAGAAGAGCAGCGCCGATGTGCTTAAAATGCCACATCAGCAAGCTCGCCTGCTTATTGCTTCTCGCATTAAAGAAGCCCGCCTTAACAGCGGGCTCTCGCAGAAGAACGTAGCAGAAGCTTTGCATACAAGCCAAAGCTCTTATTCCCGCATGGAACGTGCAGAACTTGCTCCAGACTGCGTGCAAATTCGCACTCTCAGCGGACTCTACGGCATTAGCGTGCTGTGGCTGATGGGCTACCCATCATTCATCCTTAATACAAAGCGAGATTAGTCTTCGTCTTCGTCATCTTCTCCGCGAATATCACGAAGCTGGTCTTCAATGCCTTCCATGATGTACGATTTTGCCATTGCCTCAATTTCAAACGTTAGAAATTTAGTTGGCTCAAAATGAGGGTCAGGCTTTTCGTAAACACTCATCACATAGATATGCGTCTCATCTAGTCGCCCATTCTTAAAGCATTGCTTCTCCACCAGTTCCCACCGAGAAGTATTGCGATGCTCGTTGGAAGAAAGAATAGACAGCGCCTGTAAAAGACCAATGCCTTCATCCTCTTGTTCGATGACGCGTACGTATTCGCTCATTGATCTTTGTTTCGACTTTCCACCATTTTAATGATGCGATTTGCCCATGCCCTCCCGGCATCGCCTCCCCATAAAAGCCAAGCAATATATCCAGCATCATTTTCGCCACCACTTTTATTCTTTTCATGGCGAGAAAAGAACGCAGACATGCGCTTGATAGTGGCGTAGCTAATTTTGCTGCCGCCAGCAAGGTCGCCGGCTCTTGCCACGCCACTACCAATACCCTGCTTCCCCGCCTCCTGCGTCGTCAAACCGCCTTTGCCGTGTTTCTTTCGCAGCTCTAAGCCACGACGGGCAGCGCTCCTTACGGCAGCAGGAGGGGAGAAGCTTTCAGCGTCTCCCCTCAGTGCTTTTTTCCGCAACTCCCATCCATTTCCTCCTCCTCTTCCTCACCAGCAAGCTCCTTAAAGAACCCCATATAGTATTCGTCGCTCATATCTTTCTTCGGTTTGCGCGACATACCAGCTTCGGACAGGGCAATTGCCAGAGCTTGTTTCGGGCTCTTCACTGGTTCACCACTGCTGCTCTTCAGCTTGCCCCCTTTAAATTCACGCATTACCTTGGCGATTTTTGCCTGCTTTTCTTTCTTGGTCATGGCCTAAATGCTTTTCTTAAGCATAATCAATGGATGAATCCTATAGGAGCAGTGGCAATATTCATGTCAGGAAAAAGTTTGTCGCGATACAAAACCATGCCAGTAATAAGACGCTCGGCAATAAAAGCCAATGCCCTCTTGTCATAGCCTCCAATGCGAAGAAACTGTTCTTCATGCTTGTGCCAAATGGGGGCCAATGCCACAAACAATGCGCTCATAAATTGCTTGTATTGAACATTGCTTCCTCTGGCCATATTGCAGCCAATAAAGCTGTTTTGCTTCCAGATGGCATCAATTTCTTCCCTTGAAAAGAGCCAGCTTCCTGAATCCGCAATTTCCCTAGTGATAGCAGGAGCATCAAAAGCAGAATGCCCACCATAAAACTGCTGCTCTAATGTGCAGTTGAACAATGCGGGTTCTGGGAAATACAACGTATTCTCGTCGTACCATTGATCATTTGGTTCCAGCCAATTACGCCTGTATTGTGCATTGCCAATATTCTTTTCATTGGCATTGAGAATCATCCAAGAAATACAAGACAATTCTCCCCATCGACTATTACGAGTGGAAAGAGAAGCATTCTCATCGTCAAACACGTAACCTTGCCTGCGGAGCGTTTCACGCTCCTCACTAGACAAAGCATATGCTCCTCCCATAATGGGAACAATGCGAGACCGGGCTTCATATCTCACCTTCTCACCAGGAATGCACACGGCATAAATGGTGCAATCAGACGGTTGCATAAACTTTCCTCGACGCCCACAGCTCGTTGTAATTGTTTACGCCCTTAGCCCCAAGGCCAGTGAGATCGCCACCTCCTGCAGGCTTGCTCCAGGCCATAATCGTACCATCGGGCAATACGAACGCTCTGTTCTTCTGACCATGTGTAGGCGTCAGTTCAAGGTAGTCACCATAGACAAAATTAGCTTGGCTGCCATTTACGGCAAGCGCTTTACCTAGAAGAGTGGGGCCAGTGGGGCACAATGGCGTGATGCCATAGTATTGCTCAATGCAATTGGCCACAATCATTTCAATGGCAGTTTGTAGCGCCGCATTGTTTGGCTTGGAATAGAGCACGGTTGTAGCACAGGCCCAGCTTGTGTAGCTAAAGCGTTGAATATCACGAAAAGCCAAAAATTCAATGCGATCACCAAGGTCCACTGCATTAAAGGCTCTCACGCCAATGTCAAAATACCAGCCGCCAAGTTTATTCAGCAAGCAGAATCGACCAAGGTCCGCCTTGTAAGAGAATGGCGCCAGGCAATCATACGCCCATACCACCTCCTCCCCATAGTTTTCAGCAATGAAAGCACGAAGCATGTCATTGTTGTAAATGACATGCTCAGCATCAGGAAAACATGCGTCAATAGTTCCAGTGGCATGCTTGAGAAATGGACTCAGCTCTTCCGCTGGATCAGTAGAAAGAAAAATTTGTGAAATTTGCATGGCGATCAAGCAATCTTGGCAGGAGTACCGAAGCCCTTAAATTCGGGCTCCGCTGGCTTAGCAGCAAGAGTTTCATTCACTGCGTCTTTAAGCTGCTGTTGAATATAAGGCCATGTGAAAGGCTCCTCATGGAGACGCTTGTAGCACCATTGTCCATGCTGCTTCAGAACGTCGCGGTTCTCGTAGTAGTAAGTGAGAATGTCTGCGGCAGATTGCGGATCGGGAAGCAAACGTTCCAAGCCATAATTCCTGTCAGTTTCACTGGCATTACATTCAATGCGCGGCACTTCATCAAAGATTTCAGCCAGGCTTGTATGGTCAGGAACCACTTGCGCCACGCCAGTGGAACCGTGCTCCGAGTTGACCAGGCCCCATCCCTCGCCAATGCAAGTGTTAATGCCAATATCAGCAGCGTTATACACTTGATTAAGCTGCTCAACAGGAAGACAGTTATCAACTGAAAAATGTGGACTTGTCAAGATGAGTTTGCTAGTGGGGTCAAACCCTTCGTCACGCGCCACACGCTTAAACAGGGGGATTAATTCCCACCCCAAGTCTTTACTGCCCATATTGAGCCATAGACGAGCGTCGTCCTTGCCTTTAGCAAACTTGATGAATGCTTTAATTGTCAGATCAATGCGCTTGCGCGGTTGATTCCTGTTGCCATTAAACACGACAAACACATCATCTGGCACGCCAAGCTTCTTGCGACATTCTTCCTTGTCCATGGGGAAGAACTTTGTGAAATCAGTGCCATGACCGATGATGCGAATGGGCTTTGTATAACCCATTAGCTCAAGCTCTTTCTTGGCAAATTCTGTGTAAGTTGCCAAGCCATCCCATTCCATCATGGGAGCTGCAAGGTCTGGAAACAGGCCGTACGAGTCAATGGGAGTGTAGACAAACCATTTGAAACCAAGCTGCTCTTTAAACGGCTTAGCTTTTTCCCATAGCTGCAAAGCAATCCAGATGTCATTAGTCACCCACACGAGGTCTGGCTTGAAGGTTTGAATGACACTTGCAACGCGGTGGGAGCCAAAGGGATCGTTTCCATGCAGCATTGCAGGATAGACCGTATAGTTCTTCGCTTCTGGATGAGGATCGCCATGGTAGTTGACTGCCAATACTGCCACTTCATGCTCTTCTGCTAATGCAGGGAGCAAGTATTGAGCCACTCGCCCAAAGCCTGTTTCTACAAACGCATCACCACAATAAAGAATGCGAGCCATAGTCTCCTCTGAATCTTCGTCATCTTAAGGGGCTTTTATACTGATGGCAAAACAGGAAAAATGACACTGCCTCCCGCCTCAATACGCTTTTGCATTAGTACGTGCAAGAAGTTTGCCCCGCATACGATTCCCGTCATCATTCCCAGTTTGCTTGCTGCTGGCATCAAGCAAGAGGAAATTTTGATTGTCAATGGCGGACAAACTGTTCGCGCCAATACAAGCTACAAAGGCGTGCCAATGCTGCTGACGCAGCAGAATTCCTTTGAATACACGCCGCTCATTGAAATTGTGGAGCATTCAATGGAAAGCAAATATTGGTTTCTTCTTCACGACACTTGCATTGCAGGCCCCCTCTTTAAAGCATTGGCTTATGAGCCTCCCGTGGAGGCCCCAGAGAAAGTGGCAATGAAACAAACGCCATCAATGAGCATCGGGCTTTATCGCTACGACTACCTCATGACTCACAAAGAGCGCTTGATGGCCATCAAAAACTTAGACAGCTCTCCTGAAGCATTGCAGCAATGGAAGCAGTGGGGCGTGCCAAACGAAGACTACATGCTCTGGAAGCTCCAAGATGTGCCTTGCCATATTTACCATCCAGACAAGCACGGTCCTGATGAATGGAACTATCAAGGACATGCAGATCCATATGGCACTGGCATGCAGCGCCGTATTGAATACTTCCCGCAATTGCACCTTGCTAAAGCTAAAAGCAACTGGCAAGGCGTACAACCCCACCTCTGTATTGACATCTGATGAAGCGTGTAGCAATTATTGGCGGAGGCTGGGTGGGATGCCATTTAGCAATGGCACTTCGTAATGAAATGGAAGTGACGCTGTATGAAAAGAATCATACGCTCATTTCAGAAACGTCTTTTATCAATCAAAACCGCTTGCACTATGGCTATCACTATGCCAGAAATGCTGCCACTCGCCGCTTGTGCGCCACCACTTTCGTGCGCTTTATGGAGGACTATGGTGATTTAGTTCATGATGTAGAAAATAATTACTATGCAGTTTCGGAAGATGAAAGTCTTCTTGACGCTGAAACCATTTCAATTATTTTTGGGAATGGTCCGCACGCTTCGCTAGATCCACAAGCCTTTAACCACACATCGCTTTTGCTAAATACGCCCGAAAAGCGTATTGACGCCATTGGAGCAAGCTTATATTTCCAATGGTGCTTAGAGCCGTTGGTGAAAAAGGAAAAGATTCAGCAATGTAATCTGCAGGCGCTAAAGCAAGATTACGATTTTGTTTTTGATTGCACTAACAATGCCCTCTTGGAGCCATTGCCTTCTCATTTCTTTGAAGCAGTGGCAATGTTTATTTATCGCCCGAAGACTCCTATTCCCTTTGGCGCCCTCACGTATATCGACGGAGAACTATTCTCCATCTACCCATATAACGACAAATGCTTCTCATTAAGCCATGTGAAGCATGGTATTATGAGCGACAACTCGCTCGACAATGCGGACAATGTGAGGCAGTTAATTGAGCAGCATGTGGAGCGCTACTGGCCAAGCTTCGCTGATAGTTTTGACTATCTATTCCCCACTCTTTCAATTAAAGCGAAAACAAAAGACAGTAGCGCCAATCGCACGCCACTAATGCGCCAAGACGAAAATCTATTCTCTTTCTTCACAGGCAAAATTCAAGGCATCTATGCCATTGAAAGCATGGCTAGGCAAATTATTGCTCAGCCATAAAGCTGCCTAAACAACGGATATTCTCGATGATGTTGAGAAACGTTTACAAGCTCGCGAGTGATTCCGCCTTGGTAGCTGCTTGCAACTAAAAGCCGTTTGATTTGCTTGTGTTCATACTGGTTCAAAATAGGACCATTGTCAGTGTCGCTGATATGAACATGAGCAACGAAGCGGAAATAATGCTTAATAATCTTTGTCGGACTATCGCCCTGTAACCAAGCATTGTTTGTATCAAGCATTGTTTTTACATTGCGCAAATTGTAAAAATCAATGTGATTGATAATCTCCTCGACTGTGTAGAAATACTTTCCACCAAATGCTTTGGCAATAGGTTCAATGCAAAGGATGGCATCATTAGCCTCCAGGATTGAATCCATGCGCTTCAAAACTTCCATCAAGCTTGACGGGCTGCCCCGGCGCAAAGCGGGGCTACCAAGGACAAAGCGCTTAATGCCCATCAGCGAGCCAAGCTTCACCACTCTCAGCAAATGCTCTTGCGTGGCAGCAGTGTCTTCAAAGCTTTGAACGGCACTGTCGTAGAACAGTGCCTGAGCAGAATACGCCCAAAGCCCATAATGCTCCCTGTAGCGCTTTGCAATGTCGCCAAAGTCTTCGTTTCTGGCAAAGATGCGAGATGGTACCAGTTCAATGAAATTAAAAGCCCCAGCATTAGCACTTAAGATTTCATGCTCTTCTTCATCTTTCCAGCCAATTGCACTAATTCCAAGCATTGATAAACTCCTCCATCTTCTTCAAAGTGGTTTCCTTACTGGAGAAATAAGGCGCATAGTTATATTCAATGCGTGGCCCGCAGTCAACCATTGTTTTCGCCCACGGAAACCACAGGTCGATAATCTCTAATGTTTCAATGGGCTCCGAAAACCATTGATGCTCTCCGCCTTTTTGACAAGCTTCAGTGTGAAGCCATAAGTCTTTCAAGTCGTACCATTGATAACAAGAATTGGCATTGATCTTTTCAATGTTATTGTTATTAAGGAGATCAAACAAGATGTTTTTCTTGATGCGCTTGTGAAATAATGCAGGCAAGCGAATGATGGTAATTACAGCATCAGGGAAAGTAGTCTTAATTAATAGTTCAAAAATGTATCGCGTGGAGCCATAGTTAATGAAATGAATTTCCGGGAAGTTCTCCACATATTTATAAGTTTGACTATAAATATCGATGGTGGAATAGAGAATGACTTCCCTCGGTTTCCATAGCCTGATCTTCGTCAAGACGTGATACATGTTGTCGAAGTCAGCCATCGGCGCCTGATTTGCTCTCCACTTTTCCGCTGGTAAACAAGCTAAATAAAGCTTGTCAATATCCTCCTTCAGCAACGGGGCAAGATGAATGTTTTCAGAATTAAAGCGGCAATCAAAATCGTGATGCTCGCGCAAAACGCTTCCAATCAGGCCCGTGCTTCCAACTAATACATCCATGCTCAAACCGCCACGACTGGCGCTTGTTGACGCATGTATTGTACGCGGCATTTGCAATTGCTCATGCAGGCACACCGCTGGCCCGGCATGGGCAGACTTCCAATGGAAACAGCTCCTCGACTTGCATAACGCAAGCAGTCGTCACAATGCTTCGCTTGTGGATCGAGAATGCGCCTCATCAAGCTATACCCTTGCTTCTCCTGGCGAATTGTGGTGCCTTCCCAGTAAGAACCTCGCACAGCTTGAGCGTACATGCCGATACGAGCAAGAGCCATGGGAGCAGAAATGCTCCCAGCCAGAAGATCGCGAGCAAAACTCTCCAGATAACGGTATTCCGCACGAAGGCGCTGACCGATGCGGCCCCAGTCCGAAGCTTGCATCGTATCCCGTCCACCATTGCCAATGATCGCCGCTTGTGTATGAGCAAGCTTAAGCGTTTCTCTTACGCTTTCTTGCCATTGAACCAAGCTAATGCTGCCGTCATCAAGCATGTTTGTAAGACGACGCAACAAAGTGCCAAGCTTGTTAATTCGACCATCCACCAAAGCTTCCACGGCAGACTGACTGAGGAACCGTCCATTGCTTCCGCGATAACGGCCACTAACGGGATCGTAGCGCCATGAGGATTGGTCAAAACGCTGTTCAAGAATGGCTGTGAACGTTGATAAATCATTCAGGCCTTGCATCTTCAGCCTCCAGAATATCCTTGAAACGCTCAGGCGCTTCCTCCTTCCATTGGTTCAATGCAGCATCAATGTCTTCAGGGCTAATTAATGCAGCTTCGTCAAGGTCAGAAAGGATGAGGCCTTCCACTTTCATGGGCTCCATCGCATCAACTTTGCTACTCACATTCTTTGCTTTTCCTTTACGTTCGGGATCGGGATCAGCTTTGCGCTTACGAGCAACAATTGTTTGACGCTCTTCTTTGCTCATGGCTTGCGCCTTGGCTTGCGGAAGACACTTAGGCTTGCCTTCTTTCTCTTCACGAGCGCCACAGGGACCAAGAATTTCGCCGCTGGCGCCAATCCTCACCCATTTTTCCTTGAACCATTTGTCAAGATCATCAGCATGAAGCTCCTGTTCGTCGCTCTTAAATGCTCCACTCAGTGAACCGTGCTTCTTCTTGTACATTTGCTTGTACTGTTGCACCACGTAACCACTGGCATAAGCCGAGGGCCACACTTTAAACTTGCTCTTGGCAGCGCTCACTGCTCGTGAATGCAGCTCTTTGTCAGTGAAGGTTACGTCACCACGAACTTTCTCTAAATCGCCAGGAAGATAAAGGCCAGCGGAATCTTCCACTTCACGACTACCGTCCATGGGAAGCGTACCGTTTTCCTCGTTCATGGGATCACGGCCACCAGGAGGCACTGCCATTTTTCCGTCACCCCCTTTCTGAGTGGAACCACCCCCAGCTTGAGTGGGAAGTTCCCGCACTACGGACGGATCGAGTGTGAGTTCCATGCTCCATTCAGAACCGCCATAACGGGCATCTGCCACTTCCTTGGGACTCAGTACGCCTAGCTGGATGTAACGACCGTCTACGGCCGCCACGCGCGCCCGTACGTCAGCCATTTCGCGCTCATTAAGCTCAAACAATGGATTGAAAGCAATGCGCCACGATTCAGGAAGCTCTCCGTTCGTCGGACCCTCCTTGCTCAGCATGATCATTTCCATCAGCTTCTTGATGGGCCGCTTGAAATGGACGCTTTGATAATCAGCAAGAGTCTTCGCAAAATCACGCTCTTCGCTGCGACCAGTGGAACCAAGACCACTGGGGCTCTCGCCAAACAGCACTGTATGGGGAATCTTGCTGGCGCCAATAATGTCTACGCGCAGTTTCTCAAGGATTTCTCCAATGCCTCCAAAGTTGCGGCTAATAAATTCAAGCTCCTCCTTCTCCGCATCAATCGCGTAGCCGCGATAGATGCTCTTGCTCATGTCATTCACTTGCAAACGATCACGAATGGAACTTTCCTTGCCAGCAGCCAGCATTGATGCAAGGCCTCTCACTTTATGAACAAAAATGTCAAATTCAGTGAGGAGCGTTGCTGCTGAATTCAAACCTGTCCAATAATGCCTAAAGCTGTCATAAACAGTTTGCAAGCTGCTCATGCCCCAGCCATAATTACGCTGCCTCACGCGATAAGGAAGCCAGTCACCATCAAAACGCAAAATCCTATCTTTATGGATATAAGAAAGTTGCGGCTGGTTAATTAAATCACCAGAGATGATCTGATAATAAGTGGCTTTTGAATAGTCGTATAAGTTTTCTTCATTAATGACGGGCGCAATTTGCCATCGATCAAGACATTCAATGTCTTCAATCCGACGAATGTTGCGTTTATCGACAGGCATGTAAGCGGGACGGCCATCGTCAATAAAGAGAAGTAGACAAGCACCCCCATAAAGGCGGGCGTTCTTCGCTGCGAGGTTGAGGTGTTCAAGGATGTAGAGGTCTTCAATTACTTGTTCAATGCCCTGCACTTCTTCGGCTCTGACGCCGTCTCCGCCAAACAATACTTTGAAGCCTTTCCGCGTGGCTTGGTCAGCATAAATATCAACAATGCGACGAGGAAGCCATTCGCCATAAAGATTTTCTAGTTCTTCTTGGGCTAAGAAAATCGTAGCAGTGGTCTTAGTGTATTGCGCCTTGTCTCGACCAGTACCCATGCCAATGAGCACATTTTGAAGACCATCAGCCCTCACTCCACCACTACCAACGTGACCAAGATCAATTGCTTCGCTTTCCATAAGCTTTATTTATGGCCATAATGTGTTGCTTTTATTCTAGAACCTGGCTACATTGGCGCGTAGCTTATGCACACTATGGCCAGCTTTGGCATTGTTTTTCATTTCAGCGACAAAGACAAGGAGCTTGTGCGGGCAGAAGCCATGCGCAGGCAGCTCGTAAATGAGAAGAAAGGCTTAAAAGGGCGCAATGGTGGTCCGGCTGATGGTGATAAGGCTTTGTTCTTTCACAAGCTTGGCGCCGCTGGCGAATTAGCAGTGGCAGATTATCTCCAGCTACGGGAGTTTCTCTATCAAGAAACAGAAGCAAAGCGAGGCTCTTCAGACCTGCCTCCAAATATTGATGTGAAAACACGCTCTCGTCATGATTACGATCTCATCTGCCAATTAGACGAGAAGCCGGGAAAAACCTTAGTGTTAGTTACGATACAAAACAAAATCACTCTTCTCCATGGTTGGATAAAGAGTGAGGATGCCATGAAGGAACAATGGAGAAAAGATCCTGCGGGCGGAAGACCAGCTTATTTCGTTCCGCAATCTGCATTGCTTCCTCTTATAGACTTGCGCCATGCTGAAATGTTCTGATTTTTCAAGACACGCTCTCAAGCTGGATCTTTATCCCCAGCAAGCGAAAATCCTTGACACCTTCTTCCAGCCAGATAAGAGCCATGCAGTGTGGGCTCTTGGGCGACGATCAGGCAAGACTGTCATGGCTGCAGTGGCCTGCGTCTATATGTGCTTCGTCTTGGAAGATGAATATCGCAGGCGAGTAAGAAAAGGCGAGAAATGGTACATCGTGACCGTAGCAAACAGTCAAGACCAGGCTCGTATTGCTCTCAACAACATTCGTCAGCTAATCCTTGATAGTCCCTTCGCCCAAGAAATCGTTCGCGAAACCGCCGACATCATTGAACTAAGCAACAACTGCGTCTTTAAAGCCATTCCCACTTCAGGCCGTGCTGCTCGTGGCCTCGCTTGTGCAGGCGCAGTGTTTGACGAACTTGCATTTGCCACTGAAGGCGATGCAAACAGCGGCGGCAGGGGCATTTACGACGCACTTTCTCCCGCTATCGCCCAGTTCGGAGGGAAAGGACGCATTCTTGAACTGTCGTCTCCATGGCTAACAGACGGTATTTTCTACCAGCATTTCAAAGAAGCAAGCTCTGGCCGCTTCCCCTTCATGCAGGCAGTGAATCTCCCAACGTGGGAGATGAACCCAAGTATTTCGCAAGAGTTTCTTGACACAGAGAGACAGCGCGATCCGGAGAAGTTTAAAGTTGAGTATGGGGCGCAATTCGCAAGCAATCTTTCAGCCCTTGTTGCAAGCGATGTTATTGACGCCTGTATTGATGACCGTAGAGCCGCTCTACCACCACGCCCTGAATTCCAAGGGGCCTATGTACTTGCCCTTGACCCCGCCCGTGGTGGCGTTGGCCGTGACGACTACACTGCTTGTATTGTTCACTACGAAAACGGCACGTTAGTCGTTGACAAGTTCCATTCGTTCGTCGCTGATTTTGAAATCAATGGAAGGATGGAAGTGAATATCAATGCAGTGGAAGATTGGATTAAGGAACAGCATCGCCTATATGTGTTTGACACCATCGTGATGGACCAGTTCAATAGTGCTGGCACCATCCAAAGCTTGGCTAGTGATTTGCCCATCACTGAACTCACTTGGACAGTTAGCTCCAAGATGAAAGCATTCAGCAAGATGCGCGAATTGTTTAATGCAGGACAAATCAATATTTATCGCCATGAGAAAGCAATTATGCAGCTTAAAAATCTCACGGTCATCTATAAACCCAGTGGACAATGGAGCGTTACTGGCGGCAAAGCGTCTGGAATTGACGACTTAGCGTTTGCAATGGCAGGCGCAATTCTTGCTGCTAGCAAAGACGATGACATTGGTTGGATTGATAGTCTTATCTCCTAGTATGATTTTCAAACAATAGTTCTCCTATGGAATGAAGAACAGCGATTTAACTATGCAGGAGGTAAAGTTTCTCACCTCCCTGCTTGAATGCGGAAGCTCCAATAGGCAAACTGCCTTGCAGCTTCTTGCCGCCGAACATCTTTACATCCCCACTCTCCTCCCAAAGCTCCAGGCTCACGCCAAACGTCTGAAGCAAATTGAGGTTCTTGAGCAGGCTTACGACGCAGAAGAAGGTTTCTTTCCTGAGAATGCTTCCTTAAGAGAATATGACGTTTGATCATCAAAAGCCATGCTATGCTTTTGGAGCTTTCGCGAAGCACGCTGGCCAGCGTTAGTTCAACAAGGAACAATGGTTTCAGGCGCCATTGTTTCGTACCAGGGGAAAGAGGGAAACGGGCCAACCCGTTTTGAAATGTCGTACAAGGCGGATTGAAGCCCCGCCCGACGCCCTCTTTGCTCATGAGCCCTTGTAGCCCAACCGGAAGAGGCAAGCGGCTTAAAACCGCTTCAGTGTGGGTTCAAGTCCCACTGAGGGCACTTTGCTACACTGTTTGTACGTTCACCCCGTAAGGGGCGCATGACCTGCTGGTACGGAACGGGACCAGCATCATCGGGAACCATCATGAACCCACTCGCCCTCATCAAGCAACAGCTTGAGAAAGCAGCTCGTCTGCGTGAAGCACAAATGGCAAGCCTTGTCTATCGTGGCGTTGCCTATGTGCCTAAGCCTCATTGGTTCTGACGGATCAGTGTGGTAAACTTTTGAAGCCGACACGCTTCTTACTTTCTCACGGCATTTACTTGCTGTTCAAAAGAGCTTGGCGTTAGGCAGAAGGGGAGCTTAGGCTCCCCTTTTTGTTGCCTTCAAGCAACTTAAAGATCCTTCATGTTGCCTTAATCCATCATCCCAGTGTCGGACCACGCCAGAAATTATGAAGACATTTGTAACCAAGTAGGAAATAAAGATCAATGTGCGAATGAGCGCCACCTTGTCCGCTTCATGATCATGCTTGCTCGCCTTCTCGCCTAGGGCCAAGCACCATAATTTCCACGCCCCTTTCTTCCTGCTCATAAATCCAGGCCTTTAGCTCTGTCACATACTGCCTAATAATGGCAGCTTTTTCAAGATGCCACTGGTCCATGGTGAGAAAATATTGGGCATTGTGCCAATCAATGGCTCGCAAAGATTGGTAGATGATGGGATTCAATGGCTCGCGCAGGGGAGTATTAAAAGTCCTGCGTTCCGTCATGGCCCTTGAAGAAGGCTTTTATCTCTTCAAATGCTACTGGAGCGAAATCATTCCTTTCCACGCAAGCATTGTAATAACGCTTATCAATTTCTCCTTTTTCATTAAGAACTTGGTGGCAATGCAAATGACCATGAACATTGCCTAAATAATGCCCCGATAAGCATGCTGGATGCACGGGAATATGAGTGAAGATTAATCCGCCACGCATGGTCGAATCGCCATTGTGAAAGAATGCTCCTCGCACGTCCTCAAAATATTTAGAAAAGTCTTTCAATGCTCCGATGTCATGATTCCCGCGAATGAGAATCTTGCGTCCATTAAGGCGGTCAAGAATTTTCAAACTTGCACGAGGAATCACTACATCACCCAAGTGGTAAATAGTATCGCGCTTGCCTACCTTCCCGTTCCATCGTTCAACCATTGTTTCGTCCATTTCTTCTACAGAAGAAAATGGACGCAGCAATTCGCCATCAGGACGCAGAAAGGAAATGCTTTTGGCGTGGCCAAAATGCGTGTCTGCGATGACGAAGGCACTCATGGTTCAATGGAGAAAAGGCGCTGCTGAGAATCGAACTCAGTATTCCATGCTATCTGCATGACGTGTGCCAACACTTCAGGGCCAAGAGCCCCCTGTTTGAGCATCATCTCTAAAAACCATTTTGTTGGCGCCAACAAATTGGTTTTCGTCCGAGAGCTAAGCTTGGGGGCGGAGCCCGATGCTAATGCAGAGCGGGAACAGTAATAGCCTAATATCTAGCTGAAAGCAGAGAAAACTGCTTGAAGATTTGAATCAGGCGTATACCGCCGCAAGTGTAGCATCAAGCCCTGCCGTAGGAAGGCAAATTAGTGTTGGCAGTCTCGAAAAACGCCGGGACTCGGCTTCGTTGTGTCTCAATGAGACCATCAGCTTTGCCTTTCTCAAACAAACTATCACTTTGCTTAAGCCAGAAGTCTTTATTCAGCCATTTGTTCTCGCTCATGCCCAGCGCATCAAACGCCCACAATGCAGTGGCACGACGCAGTTTATTCAGACTCTGACCAGCATTCTCGTTTAGCTCTTTAGCCACAAGACTATGCACGCCAACATGCGTAATCTCATCACGACTAATATCAGCAGCCACAGTGCGGATGCCCATATCTCCGTTGAAACGGAAGAACGGCAGCACAACAAAGAAAATACTGCGTTCCAAAATGGCAGCTTTCAAAATGGGGTGGGCAGGATGCTCTTGCCATGCCTTCAGAATGCCCTCAACTTCTTTTTCGGCTTTCTCATCGGCACCATGAGCAGCAACAATGTAGTTCAGGGCCTGATCATGACGCTGCTCATCTTCTTGGTTATGCCGCAGCGCTTCTACAACGCCAGGAGTGGACGGCAGATCACGCTCTAAGCCTTGTTCCAGAAAGTCCTTCACGGGCAGTTCCAGATGACGCAAAGCCAGCAGTTTGCCAAGCGTAGCCTCACTGCCTTCTTGCACCATGCCCTTGTCCACGGCAACAGCTTGCCAAGGCCGTTTTTTAGCAATCATCGACAGATAGGGGCTCTTCGTCGTCATGGTCGTAGTATCGTTCAATGGTGAGGAGAAAAGGGGCCATAAGGCCCCTTCTTTTTGGTCATTCAGCGCAGGCAGCGCAGTATCCAGCCTCGAGCGAACAAGACGCAGAATCCTGCTCAGTCTCTTCATTGAGACCAAACATGCTCTTAAAGTCGTCGTCCAACGCAGCATATGCGTCGTCCTTGCGCTGAGTATCAGGCAGGACTTGCAAGCTGTAATAGAGGCTCGTCTGAGGAGAGTCTAGCCAATTCTTCAGGAAGGCTTCGTCATAAATGACAACATCCGACCAAGAATTGAATGAATAGCCATGGAACAAGCCTGTGCGTTGAAAAAGGCTTACTAAACCATTGGCTGCTTTAAAGAAAACAGGCCAGCCCACTTCTGCAGCAGTTTCTACGTCGCCATAATCAAAGCTCTCCACGCCAAATGTGCCGCTGTCGCGATCAACAGTGCGAGCAATGGGAGGAGCAATTTCAGGAGCCGTAGTAAAACCCCTGGTGTCTAAATAGCGATAGGAGCAGGATGCAGTGGGAGCAATGCAAAAGGCACGTTCCATGCCATGCTCACGAGCAATTTCAGCAGCATTTTGAATGCCTTGGTCAATTTGCCACACGGCTTCGCCGGAAATAGTGTTCTTCCAGAAATCATTCCAGCCGCGAGGATCTTCAGCAAGATAAGCCTCAATGGCATTGCCAAAATCTTCGTAGCTAATCCCTTGAATGGCAAGGAAATTAGCTAGGCCAAGAATGCCAAGGCCAATTTGTTTATCAATGGAAGGAGAAAGATATTCTCCAGTGTCGCCAACGCCAGTATTGGGATGAAGCTCACAAAGCTGCTTCATGCCTTCAATAAATGCTCCTTGCACATTGTCCAACGTGCATGCGCCCAAATTAACGTGCTGAAGAAGACAAGTGCCACGATGCGGAAGATAAACTTCCAAGCAGACATTGGCCCGGATGCGTTCTCCTTTTGCGTTGTAACGGATTTTGTTGAGCCAGAGATCGCCAGAAGAGATGGCACGAAGACAGGCATTAATCAGTTCAGGAGACGATGCGGAAAGGAAATTTTCATCAACATTCAGACAGCGCTTCACCCAAGGAAGCTCACTTCGCGATGCGTTGACAAATTCAATGGCATCGGGAGACGTATAGTCAAGATGAAGCACTACAGCCCCATTTTTATACAAACCGCCCCTGCGCAAAATTTCATTGAGCGTGGAATAAATTTTGCCAAAACTTACTGGTCCGCTTGCCACGAGGCCTTTGCCATTTTCAGCGCCCCTTTCGCGCAGAGAAGACAAATGAACAGCGACCCCCGCACCATTGCGCAAGCCGTGGCTAACAAACCGCCAAGACGCTTCAATGCCATCCGGCCCCTCCATTGAATCTTCTACGTTGAATACCGTGCAGCTCACGGGCAACCGTCCATCAGGACTATCCAGCCAATCCTGCACCCTGCCAGTACGAGCAATTGGCTCACATTTTGCCTTTTCCTTCAGCTTCATAAGACGACAAAGGCCCGCATCGCGGGCCGAGAATCAACCAAGGCAGGCTAGCGCAAGGAACCAATGGGAAAGAGGAAGAAAAGCTTTAATCGCACAAGCCTTCGGGATCGTCAATGGCTAGTAAGTCCTTGACAAAAAGCTTTGCCTCGTTGGTGGTGCGGAAATAATGAGGCTGGCCATCAATAGCGGCAAACCATTGAAATTCTGGCTTACTAAAACATGGCCACAATTTATACGGGCCAATATTAAATGGCTGGCGATCAGGCAGTCCCCACATGGTGCTTTAGCGAAGATCACTTAACGCTAGTCGTTATCAAAAACTGTGCAAGTAGTTTTTAATACTTTCTCCGCCTTTGTGCCCATACCACCATTGAATCCTTAAGAAAAACGGAAGAAATTTGAGCTTTTGTATCACCACGATACCAAAAACGTCACATTTGAGCCACAGTGCGAGATACGATAGCTAAAGCGGAGCTGCTGCCTAGTGCAAGCAAGAGCAGCACCGCCTGGTCTAGCCCCTCTAGACGACGTTCCTCAAGCCAGAACCCTCTGGCAAGTGGAGACGCCCCAAGCGTCGGAACGTTTACTAGCTAAAAGGCTAGACAAGCCGCGAAACTCTCATGAAGTGGAGCCCCCAAAAGGGCGGAACGCTCCAGACAAGCGGCGAAACACCCAGGGCTGATCCAGATCCCATGTGATGGATCGCGCATACTATGCGTCGCTGCGGGAAAAGCGAAAAATCATTGGTTTCTATCTTTATCTCCTGAGCAGCGGCCCCTTTAAGGGCCGCTTTCTGGCATTAAGAGCGATGCAAAGAGGAATGCGCGAATCGTTAGCGCTTGCTTTTATTGGTGCATCATTCCGACGCCTTTAGGGCGTCTCCATTGGTCTAGTCAATTGCCTGAGATCTTCGGAAACGCTTCAAGCTGCGCCCTGCGGACTTGCTTTCAGCGTACAAACACTGGGAGTTTCAACCAAGATTTCGCTCTTATGCTGCGCAGGCAAGCTTCTGATCTCAGGAAGAATTTCAGGCCAGTCCTGTTCTCAGCACTTTTTTCAGAAAGCTTCCTACTTCCTTGATTTACATCATCATGATTGTTGCCGATTTCGGCGGTCCTCAAGGCTGGACCCTTTTCGATGGTGAGAAAGTTTTCAATCTTTCTCGCGAACAATTCTTCGACATTGAATACTGGTGCTCCCGTGGAACAAAGCTCATTGTCGAAGACGCCCACCTTGGCCGTGCTCGCACCAAGAAAAGCTTGGCGCAAGTGTACACAGCAGAAGAGCTTCAAGCCTTCTATCGCCGTGCCGCTTCCCTCGGCATCGCCATCCGCCTCTTCCCGCATAGCCAAACGCCCAAAGCTCGCGCCTTTGCCGGCTTCGATGAGAAGAACGATGCTGCTGATGCACAAGCCATCTACGACTACCTTCAGCACAGTCCTTCAGTGCTCCAAAGCCTGAAATTCCCTCCTCGCTCTTTCGAGCCAGAACGTTGGCGTGAAGCTGGTTGGATCTTTAAAGAAGACACCAACATGATTCTTAACGTTGCCCGGCGCTTTAATTACAAAACTGAAGGAGATGAAATTACTTCCTTCATCATTGATAATTTGGACCGTCTGGCAAGCATCGTCCCCGACGATGCAAAGGAAATCTTCGGCCTCCTCCATCGTAAAAAGGACGGTTCCTTCTATGCTCTTAGTTCGTCTCAAGGACCAAAGCTGTCGCAGCTCTATACACTCGCAGCTCTCCTCCTGAACGAAAAAGGAGATCTCCGTCTCCGCCCAGATACTGGACGAGCCCCTGGTATTGGCTGGTTAATGCGCACGCAAATTGCTACTAGCCCCTTCCATCATCGTGGTGGCATCGCACGTTCCAACATCATGTGGCATGGCTGTAAAAACTATGTGGTAGGCAAGATGGGCACGCGTAAAGCTGGCCCCTCCGGCAAACTGCTTAGCCATTACAACTTTTCTCCTGCTCAAACGGACCAGTTCCGCTCCCATCGCAAAACCTACCTTCAAGCACAACGCACTATGCTGAGTGCCATGAAGAGCTTGCTCGTCTAAAAGCAAGCTATACTGCATAGGCAAACGCTGATTTCAGTGACGCTTCCAAGCTCATCTTGGTCTTAGGTGTTCTTTCAGCTTTGCCTCCTCTTGCCTGGTCTCATCCAGTTTTACGGACACGCTCCGTTTTTAACTCTTCTTCCAGGCTCTTCTCTTTCGCCAGTTTTAGTTCAGCTTACAAGCATCGTCTTGTCTTCAGGATGTTTTCTGGCTCATCATTACGCTGATTTCAGAACGCATTTCGGACCACGCTCCGTTCTTAAGACGACTTTTAGCTCCTCCATTGCTTAGTTTTAAGGCTGCTTACAGACCCGCTCTGTTCTCAGGAAGTGTTCTAAGCATCAACAAAGCCCCCTCCGGGGCTTTTGTTTTGTCTAGACATAAATACTAAAAAGTAGATGAAAAATGGCGCCACTTTTTGAGGGAGATACCGCAGCCCCCCACGCTTAAACTTCCCTGCTACTGCGCTGTAGCAACGGATACACTTTTGCAAATCGTAACAAAAGCCCCAAAGGGGCTCGAAGTGTGGTAAGCGCTCCCAAATTCCTGATGATCCCCAAACCACGGCAAAGCAAAGCCCCCACCTAGTGGCAGGGGCAGTTAGGAGCGATCAACCTAGGGGCCTTTAGTCGTCGATCAGCCAGTAGGGCTGCAGGTCTTCAGGATCGGGCTCAAACGTATCGGGATCGATGCCTTCTGCGATCAGCCAGTCGATGAGATCGGCATCGCGATCGTGGGCCAGACTGGGCTGTAAGGGCAGCATGATCAGCCCTCCCACGTGGTGGCGCTCAGGGCAGCCTCACCACCACCGGCCAGGGGCTGCCACGTGCCAAAGGAAGGGGCAAGGCTGAACGCTGCAGCCTCAGGGCCACGGCCCCGGCTTGTCTTGGTGCGCAGGATCACTGCCACGCCATCAAAGCCGCCGGGCTGAGGGCCTGCAGGATCAGCCCAGCGGTGATCTGTCACGTCGCCATCGATGCACTTCAAGCGCCACACGCCGGCCTCAGGATGCACACGCAACAGCAGGGCTTCGGGCAGGGCTGAGCCTTTGGGCAGGGCCACGGGCACGGCTAGGCGGAACCCTGCGCCGACTGCTGCCAGGGCATGCGAGAGGCCGTCCGGGCGATCAGCAGCGAGGCTAGCTGTGGTGTCCCATCCTGCGGAACGTTGGGCCTGCAGGCCCTGGGGGCCGGTTACAGGGGCTTTGCTGTATTCGTACAGTCGGATGGTGCCTGCAGGGGCCAGGCTGAGGGCTTCGGCCAGGGTTTGGCCACGGCCAGGGGCCACGGGCAGGCCGTACCGGCGGGCCAGGCTTTGAGCTTCTGCAGGGCTGACGGTCACCCTTTGCAGATGCCAGGCCAGGTCGTCAGTGCCGCGCAGGCGCACGGCCAGGGGCAGGCCTTTGGCCTGGGCACGGCCCCAGGCCCTGGCGATGGCCCAAAGCACAGCCCGACCATAGGCGGCAGGATCAGCCAGGTAGGCAAGGGTACGGCGGGCACGGGCAGCCGCGACCGTGGCGCTCATCCCGCCATGGCCCGCCCAGGCTAGGCAGCCAGCGGCGCAGCCAGCGGACGCCCAAGGGCAGCCGTTATGGGCCAGGGCCAGGCTCAGGATGCCCTCGCGTTCAGCCAGGGCCTGCAGGCCATCGATGCGGGAGCGTGGGGCCGTGGGGCCAGGCTTTGCCCCGGCCACGGCCTGGGCCAGGGCTTTGGCGGGCAGGTGGTGGAGGATCACGGGCCAGGCCAGGGCTGCGCCTTTGGCAAGCTTGGCATTGGAGAGGCCCTCAGTCAGCAGGCCGTCAAGGCTGAGGCCAAAGCGCGCTAGCAGCGAGGCCACGTCAGCAGGCAAGCGGGCTGGGGCCGTCTTACGGGC